CCGGATATAAGGGATCCGATTATTCTGAAATATCAATTCCGAATACGATTGACGGACTCCCGGTAAGAACTATTGCCGATGGTGCACTTGCGTACAGACATTTAAAGAGCATAATTATCCCAAACAGTGTAACTTATATAGGGTTCTATTCGTTCGGAGGAAACAATTTCTCCACTATAACTATACCATCAAGTGTAGAGTTCCTCGGAACGAACGTTGTCGGAGGAAATCCTGATCTAACCAGTATCAACGTTGAATCAAATAATGAACATTATTTAAGTATGGATGGTGTATTATTCAATAAAGCACGGACGATTCTACTTGCATATCCAGCTGCAAACTCTAGGACTAGTTATATTATTCCGGACGGAGTAGTTTCAACTGACTATCAAGTGGGACAAAACGCATTGTATCTAACCAATATTATTTTCCCGGCAAGTATAACTACAATCGGATTCGGGAACTTCTCGGGTAATCATAACCTAATCAGCGCGTCATTTATGGGGAACGCGCCATCGTGGGCAGCGTATATATTTTATGCGGCCTCACCGGAATTAAAAATCTACTATCCGGCAACCGCAACTGGTTGGACTACTCCGACTTGGAACGGGTATACAACGGTCCCGGTTTAATTTTCTCGGAAATAAAATTTCCGGATGATATTTATTAACGAAATATTCCTCTATGTCAGCACCAAAACATATCACCGAGTTACTAAATAAAATATTATCCGAATCACCGGATCGGCCGCTTCGTGGAGCATATGACTGCGAAGCTGAAGCCGATGATAAACTCGAATCGATTGGACTGGATCCAAAAACGATTAAGCAATTACGTTGGTCCGATGAAGAAGCGGTTACCTTTGCAGTTGATGCTAAATATCACGTTGTTATGTGGGTGGCAAATAGTGCAGATCAACGTGCGTTTCAACACGCGGATATGGATGATCTTTTTACTGGTGGATTGCGTGACGCAAAAATTGATAAGGGAGTTAGTGGAATGGATTGGAATAAATATAAAATTTTAGCTAGATGGCACAAAGATTTTTTTAATTCCGGAGAACGTGCAAATGCAAACATGATGATGGGGAGATTGTGGAGAAAAAATAGATTTGTTTCTTTCTGGAATCGGAAGGCCGATGTTATGAAGGAGTGGAGAGTAATTGAAGATTTTATTGTAAATTTAGGAATTGATCCACGAAAATGTATATATGAATTTATTGATAAATTGGATGTTGAATTATATGGTGAGTTAAAAGATAAGGATTCAATTTCAACAAAAAAAATGTCTCCGGGAGAATTGTCCGCGTTGCATACTAACACCGACGGCGGAATTGAAAAGAAAAAAGCTCTAGGTAATATTGGAAAATATAGATCAGCACAAAGTCAATATTCTCGAATTGGAGACGGAACACTTAAGCTTGGTAATTTATTAAAAGAAGATCCGGATAAAATTAAAACCGACGATGGGCAATGGGAATTTACGGATATTGACGCGGTCACATTTATATATCGAGTACAAGACGCATTGTTATTCAAAGTCAGAACCGGACAGGGTTGGGACGATAAATCTAAAATGTTTCATTCCGATTTATTAGGATTATTTTCCAGTATAGGAAATGTATTTAAGCATGACTCAATTGATACGGAGGAAGGTGATAATGAAAAAATAAGAACTGTGTATCAATTCAACGAATATTCCGATATAATGGGACTTGATATCACGTGGGACGACCGGGGCGGTTTGATTCACGTCGGAAATAATAAAACCATTCAATGTTTTGGCGATACGAATAAAACTATAAAATTTTTTGAATCGTTGGCAACCAATGATCCCGATGAAATTATATGTTCAAGTTTTCGAATGAAATATTCTTCCATTGGTATAATGGGAAGATATTGGGAAGACACCGAGGTTTCATCATTTTGGTTAAATAAACGAGATCTCGGACGATTGATTGCTAAAGGATCGATGGATGCATATTTCGAATATATGGGAATTGATACAGAAAATGCAAAACTTAATACCATAGAACGAAACGCTGGAATTTTTAGCGTTAAAGATGCACTGCAAGCCGCGACCGGTAAGGCAACTATATCGAAAAAAGATATGACCGACATCATGTCCCGAAAACATCTAGGAAAAGGAAATAAAAATATCGCAGGAGATAAAGACGAAACCGATGTCGCCGCGGAGAAGAAACGACGTGAAGATAATTATGAACTTTGGCAGAGCACTCCACATATTCGTAAAAAAGACGCAGCATATAATAATTTATTACCTGCACTGGAAGAATTGAATGTACTTCACGAAAATCCGGACACTGTAATGGATCCAAATGGTAGCGGACGAACTTTATGTAAATGGTATGATGGAAGTGCTAACGCATTTTTTGCATTCCCAAATCTTAGTGCAATTTTACCAACCGAACCACATGATGTTCTATGGCGTGGAATTAGACAATGTTATCGTGAACAAAGTCTCGAACCATTGGATAGAAACTCAGATTATTCCGACATGAAATTTAGTTCTATTCCAGAAGCACTTGAGCAATTGAAACCGACTTCATTTCTGGGAAAACAAATTTCGTTGGATTTGGAAAATAAACTTGGTGATATTCGGAACAGTATTCCGAATACATTGGTTGGAAGAATTTGGACAAATAAAAAAGTAATTTCGTTCTGGAATAAACGATCTGATGTATTGGCCCGTTGGAAAAATATAGAGGAGATGTTTAATTCCGATATTGGAAAACGGAATTTTGGAAAGTTGGAAGATTATCAAATTGATTGGATCGAACGTGACCACGACGGTAGAGATATGACGCCGACAAGTAAAATTTCATCATCGGAGAAATCAGACGATCAATTGGGCTTCATAAAACAATTAATAGACGATCCAAACGAAGTTGACGACGAAACGCTAAATAAACTCAGAGAGAAATTACATTTACTTGATCCACGAGAGAAAAAGGAAGCAATGGAACTCCTTGGTATGACTACTCCACACAAAGCTGCCGTAATCGCGGATAAACTCGGTATGAGTGTCGCGGAATTTAATCACATCATGAAAGTAAACGAGTCGGCCATTCGGTTGAAAAATTTCGTTCCACGAAAATAACAAATTATTTGTATCCGGGAGTAAATATTGTCCGACAAATTCCACGAACATGAAACATTTTGTTCGGTTTATTTTGTACTATTTTCTTGACTAAGCACTTCAAATGTAAATATGCATGTGATAAACGAGAAACTGGTACGGTATGCTGCATATGTTAGTTTGATATTATTTAGTAGTATTCCCCTAAGTCGTCAATCGAATAATTATCATTGACATTCAATTAAAATCATACATATTATAATTATGAAAATAAAAATTCTTCCTGTAAATAAGCACTTAAAAAATCGAATCCATCAACATGGAGATGTTTGGGAGATCATAACTGAAGATTTAACGACCGGAAGAATTTTGGCACAATCCCAAAATCTGACGTTTTCTGGGAAGTGCGGAACAAAGGAACATGATCTACGTTGGGTGAGTCCGGGAGAGTTTGAACTAATTCCTTGACTTTTGTTTGTTTGTTGAATATCGTTATTAACCATGAAAAAATTAACGTTGGATCTGTCGATGTTATCCGTTGACGCTGTGCGATCAATTGAAGAAGTTTTGTTGATCGAACTTGAACGTTTGCGAGAAGATGCAAGTAACCCATCAAAAACCAGAGATCGACTTGTCGTTGAATTGGACAAACTTGAATCATATTTAGATGTTTGATTAATTTTATTGACATTTCATTTAAGTTAATTAACTTAGTTTGACATGACCACCGAAAAATTAACACTTGAACAACGCAGAAATTTTATCGAGTCTCTCGTAAAGCGGGGACGAAAAATTAAAATTCTATCGCTTGATCGAGACTCTGGAATTTCTCTTGAACCAACCGACAATGATATCCACGATGAATTGGAAACTTTAATTGCATTCAAAACGGATTCCAATCGTGAAATGGAATGTGAACGATTTGACGATGTCATTGAAAAAACCGAGGAATAATATGACTCGTTTAAATGCGTTAATTCAATTGATAGATAGTTATTTAGAAAATCTATCGGAAACCGATTTATATAAAGTACTGGATTTATTGAGAAATACGGACGAACAGCGTACCGTCAATAAAATTACCAGTAAAGTTAATGCTCCACTTGGATATTCATCTGATAATATTAAATATACCGGATCAGATCCATATATCGATTCTATAGTATCAAAAATTGAATCCCAAAATTTAAATACCGCACATTATGGCATATTAATATCGACGCTTAGCAATCCCCATAACAATCATCTCTATATCCAAGTGAATTTTGGAGTGGTAAATAAATTTGACGCACAACTATCGGTTTGGAACGTCAATAATTCTTATAAATTAAAACTTATACATGAAGAATTTACGAGTAGTAAAGATAATACATTTTACCCGCTAACCGTGGATGACGGCTTGACACGGTTAGCGTCAACATACAACATACTGGCCGGAGATAAGTAATACAGATACATAATATGAGTCAAGATAGAACATACGCAACGGAATCAATTGAATCGTTTGGTGAATCATTTGCGGTATTCCGTAATGGTTTCCGAGTTTCTGATTCCATTTATCCCTCCTCGTTTTACGCACAAGATGAGTTGGACTATTGGCGAGGAATCATTCGAAATTGGCCGGACGGATCCAGAATTGAAATTCGCAAACTACATTCCCGAGTATCACGTTAAACTATGAAAACTAAAGGTCTCAGACAGAGAATTTCCGAATCGGAATCTATTAGTAATGTCGATTTTCTCATGACGGAAGGAAAGAAATTTGACATGGCAAGTGATTCGACTCGGCGAGCGTGGAAATCTACCGCTAATAAACGTCGAGCAAAATTATCCGGAACATCTCCGCCAATTTCATCAGTCGAAGTTGATGTGGAAACGGAACTTCCATCGGCGGCAAAAAAGCGTAAAGTAAAGAGGAAGAGTTAATTATTCGGGGGAAGCAATGTTTTGCTTCCCCTTTTTATATTTATCAGCGTGAATATAGAAATAACAGAAAAAGAAGCAGTCACGCGGGCATCACGTGGACAGTTAACGATCTGTGCGATGTGCTATGACATACGAGGAAAAATCGTAATGATTGAATATGATGAATCAAAAAAATTAGGTATCGTCCGCAATTTCTGCGAAGAATGTCTTAGTTCGCAGAAGGGATGTCGGTCGTGCTCTTCCCGCCGATAATGGTCGATAACCATTTAGGAGAAGTGTGTGGACAGGTTGATTGTGGTAAATATAACTTTCCAACTGAACATCCACATACTCCACATTTCCCAGTATTCAAAAACGCATCAGGTTTCCAATATTCACACGCTTTACAAAATTGAAGTCTACGTTGGAATGTTTCCGGGTCCACGCGTTGAAATCCAGACTGAGCCCAACCTCCTATAGCTGATGCGAAATTTTTTGCCTTTTGTAGCATATCTGCTTCCGGAATGTTTTTGTCCATGATAGTTATGTTCGTTACGATACTTATCCATAAATATTCGGTTAACAAATGAAGACATCAAAAAAAAATAATTTATCACCGACAATGATAAATCTTCCATCTAATAATGTTGATATGGAAAAATTTATAATCGACAACCGGGATTATTTGTACCAGAATATTATTGATAATATTGAATATGCTCTCAATTCTAAACAAGTAATGGCAAAAATATTTGAATTTGAAAATTCTCCCTTTGTAATTTTTATCGAACATAAAAATTTCCGTGAAAATTTAGAACATATATTCGACGAAAGTTTAAAATTTGAAAAATATGAATTATGTGCAAAAATAAAAAATTTGTTAGTAAGATTAGATAAACCACACTACATTAAGAGTTATAAAAAAATCAATATATTATAATATGTCAAAAAAATCTCGTCTGAAAAAGGAAATTGATGGAATTCTGGATGCAAATGCAGAATCTCTCAAAAAAAAGGACACTAGTCCAGTAGTTCACCAAAAGTCGAAACTAAAAAATGAATTAAATATTTTTCACAGAGAGTTAACTCAAAATCAACAGGCGTTTTTATCAATGGCACTCGATAAAAATGTTAAGATGATTGTCATTTCTGGGCCGGCCGGAACAGCGAAAACTTTTAGTTGCGTATTGGCCGCATTAGAATTACTGTCAGCAAAACGAGTGAGTGACATTATTTATGTAAGAAGCATTGTGGAAAGTTCAGATGCCAAAATGGGATTTTTACCGGGAGAAAGTGCCGATAAATTTGCACCATACCGTCAACCGTTGATGGATAAAGTTGGAGAGCTTTTGTCACCGACAGAATCCAAAATGCTGGAAACGGAGAATAGACTACAGGGATTGCCCGTTGGATTTTTGCGCGGATTAAACTGGAACGCAAACGTGATCATCGCTGATGAAGCTCAGAACATGACAAAAAAGGAATTGGTCACTGTTATGACTCGCGTCGGAGAATTTAGTAAATTATTTGTAATCGGTGATCCGGAACAATCAGACATTGGCTGTAAATCTGGATTTCAGGAAGTATACGATTTATTTAATGACGATGAAAGTCGTGAAAATGGAATCTATACATTTCAATTTACTGACGATGATATTGTTAGAAGTAAATTGGTACAGTTTATTTCAAAAAAAATCAAGAAACCTAAATTAGATTATACTTATAGACATAATGGCTAATCAGAAGATTTCAGACTTTCGTCGGTTAACGGCAACTCAACTAGCACCGGGAGATTTGTTCCCAGTTATAGATGTGAGCGAACCAACCACTCCAACGGGAGAAACTAAGTCTGTAAATGCAAATGAATTAGCACAGTATATTCTAAATAATTATGCAGCGACTGGAAGTAGATTTATTGTTAGATATTCTTCCAGTTTTTCCAACTATCTAGGTGGTGGAGCAAACATTTTGCCCACCAACTACGTGTTGACAAATGTTGTAGTTGAAACTTCAGGGAATCCTATCGTTTCAATTGGAACCAGTAACAACATTGCTCCACCATATGCTAGTATAACAGGATCGTGGAACGACAATCGAGTATATCCAACTCAAGCATCATATGATGTAAATTATCTGGAAGTTTCAACGTATGGAGCGGTTCATCCACTTAGGACTGTTTGGGTCCAATTTTATAGCGGAAGCGACTGTCCATGTGAATTTAGTTTTGAAGGTTTTACCCGATAATATTTATGCCACAAGGACTACCCGGATTTTTTGAACCAGAGGGCCATGTTTATGGTAAATCTGGAGAATTATATAGAAGTCAAACTTCACTATATATAAAAACTTCACATGACACATTAAACGTTGGATGGACATATATAACAGGATCATTGGTGTTCATTACTCCGACGCCTACTCCGACCGTTACTGCTACGCCTACACCAACAATAACTCCGACATTTACGCCGACACAAACATTGACGCCGACCGTAAATCCGACGTCTACCCCGACTCCGACAATAACCCAAACTCCATCGTTTGCTGGATTATACGGAACATATTTTTCGAATACAACTTACGGCGGATCTAATTTTTATAACAATCCGTCTGTACCATCTATAAATTTTGATTATAGTACTCCAGCAGGTCCGCCCGGGGTTCCTGATCCAAATTCGTGGTCCGTAATATTTTCCGGTTCAATATTCGTAGCATCTACAGATAATTATGACTTTCAATTTACATCGGATGACCGTGGTAATTTATTCATCGATGGATCCGAATTAATAGCCGAAACTTCTACCGGAACAGCAACCAATATATTATTGTCTGTCGGTTGGCACTCATTTGGATTTAAATTTAAACAATTGACGGCTGGTCACGCTGCAAGTACAATAAATTGGAAAAAAACATCGGGGGTAGTATATTCGGTTATTACACAATTTGGAAATCCGTATGGTCCAATTACGCCAGCAATAACTCCGACACCGACGCCGGCAATTACAACAACTCCGACACCGACAATTACAGCAACTCCAACTATAGTATGTGATTTATATTCCGTGTGGCCAGAATCTATGTACACTAATCCACCATTCAATACTGTTATCTTATATCAAGCAGGCGTTTCTTATATAGATTGCGCTGGTTCTGCTGCCACTGCTGGGTGTGGATATACGGTACCGGGTGGTGGTACGCCGTGTGACGGATTGGCTATATGCGTACATCCCGGTACTACACCGGTCGTAACTCTCGGCGGAATCACGTTAAGTTCAACGTGTACTGGAAATCCACATCCAATAGAACACGTTGGCGAACACCCAACGTGGACACTTGGATAATTTCACATGATCCGGTAGATTTTCGGATACGAAATACAACGATAATTCGTAAGCCACCAATTGGATAAAGATCAAGGAGTAGTTCGCTGGATAATAATTTATGTCAAAAATATTCATTCAAATCGCAGCATATCGCGATCCACTATTAGTTCCTACAATAAAAGATTGTATAGATAATGCGGATCATCCAGAAAATCTCCATTTTTGTATTGCTTGGCAACATGGACCGGACGATACATTGGGAGAATTTACCACCGATCCACGTATAACTGTAATTGATATTCCATATCAGAAAAGTAAGGGTGCATGTTGGGCACGAAACCAAATACAACAACGATACAATGGAGAAGAATATACCTTGCAATTAGATTCACACCACCGATTCGCGAAGCATTGGGACGTGGAATGTATTGGTATGTTGAATCAATTAAAATCGGAAGGACACGCTAAACCTTTACTGACGAGTTACATTCCTTCATTTGATCCAGAAAATGATCCAGCTGCAAGAATTCAAATTCCATGGAAAATGGATTTTGATCGATTTATTCCAGAAGGTGCTATTTTCTTTTTACCAGCATCAATCGACGAGTATAAAACGTTGACATCTCCTGTTCCGGCAAGATTTTATTCTGCTCATTTTTGTTTCACACTTGGACAATTCTGCACAGAAGTTCAACATGATCCAAATTATTATTTTCATGGCGAAGAAATCAGTGTTGCTGTCAGAGCATTCACACATGGATATGATTTATTTCATCCACATAAAGTACTAGCGTGGCATGAATATACACGTAAAGGGCGAAGCAAACATTGGGACGATCATACCGGAGCAACAAAGAATCAACACGACGACAATAAAGATTGGGGACAAAGAAATTCCGACTGTCACAAAAGAAATAGATGTCTATTTTCAATGGACGGAGAAAAATATGAATCTATTGACTGGGGGAAATATGGATTTGGAAATGTAAGAACATTACGAGATTATGAAAAATATTCGGGCATCAATTTTAAAAAACGAGCAGTCCAAAAATATACAGTTGATAGACAATATCCACCAAATAAATTTTGGGAATATAAAACGGAAGACGACTGGGAAAAATCATTTTTATCAATTTTTAAACACTGCATAGATTTGCAGATCGACAAATTTAAACTTACCGATTATGACTTCTGGTGTGTGGCGTTCGAAAAGTCGGACGGAAGTTTAATCAAACGAATGGACGCGAATGAGACCGAAATTTCTCAATTATTATCCGATGCTAGAAATCCGGCAGGAGATAAATACATAAAACTTTGGCGAGAATTTACAAGCGAAGAAAAACCGCACCATTGGGTAGTTTGGCCACACAGCAAGTCCATTGGTTGGGGAGAAAGAATCACTGGAAATTTATGATTGATAAATGTTTTTATATTAATCTGGATAGACGAGTTGACCGACGAAAATACATCGAATCCGAGTTAAGTAAAAGTAAAATTTTATCATCAATTTGTAGTAGATTTTCGGCAATTGATGGATCCCAAATTCATCCCAGATCAATTGAACATGGAATTTTAACTGAGAATGCAATCGATGATGTATTGCAAGAAACTACTCCATCGTGGGGATTGTCCATAACACAAGGTGGACTTGGTATAATATTAAGCTATTTAAAACTGTTCAAATTGATTTCGGATAGTAATTCGCCGTGTGTAACCATTGAAGATGATGTGGAATTGGCAAATAATTTCGACGAAAAATTCACAAAAATTATAAACGATCTTCCTGTAGATTTTGATATTTGCTATTTAGGATATGGTGACACGAATATAGAGACTAGAAAATATTCTCCGATATTATCAATTCCAATCGGAAGAGTTGTATGTTTACCGGGACTAATAATTTCACCAAATGGAGCAAAAAAATTGTTATCTATATGCAAAAATTTAGATAATCAAATTGACACCGCAATTTCCACAAAATTCAATGAATTGAACGTGTTTGTCGTTAACGATCAAATTGTTAAAATAAAAAATGCATTATCATCCGATATCCAAGGAGATGTAAATTGTCGTAAAAAATATAAACGACAAAATTATATATTTTCTACGTTGGCAATTGGTGATATAGCAGTAAAAAACGCAACTCTATTGTCCCGAGACTTGAAATATTTCGATCAAAAAATAATTGTTGTTACTGATAACCCGACACAATTTGAATCACAGTCAAATGTTATCGTGGTAGAACATCGGCCGAAAAAATTTTCATATAACGATAAACTTATTTGTATACGAGAAGGACTGTCCCGAGAAGATGCTGTTGTATGCATAGATTCGGATTGTCGAATATTATATAAAACATTTAAAAATGCTACATCAAAAATGTCATTGATAATTTCTCCGGGATTCCATCCGAGTTGGGATTGGGGAAAAATATGCCGGCCGGGAAATAAATTTTTTAATAGCGAAGATGTTACCGGTAGAGTTTCTGGATATGGAGAATTGGCATTGAAATTGTGCACGAAACTCGATATAAATTATTTAGAATCATATCATTATCAGGAAGGAATAGTTGTCGTGTGCAAAGATGGGGGAAAAGAAACTACGTTTATTGACACGTGGTCTGTATTAGCAACCAATTTAGATAATCATGAAGTCATAAATAACTCCTCGCGAATTGGTATCGGAGAAGGTAATTTAATTGGATTGGCATTAACAAAAAGTGGTATGAAAATAAATTCCACCGAAATATGTAACATATTGGGGGAAAATATTAAATATAATTTTTATGGATCTAACCGAGAAGATCAATTACGAAAATTTCTAGATAGAAAAATTGTCCAATCTTCTACTATACAAGACATATTATCAAAAACTATATATGTCGAATTTAATTCCGTAACCGTTAAATTAGAATTTACCGTTGGAGACTTGGATGATGTAACGCGAATTTTAACGTATAAATGGAATCAAAATAATGTAGTAGAATTTTTGGACCACGAATTTAATGTCAACGGAAATATATTTCATTTCCAAAGCGATAAAACGGGAGAATTTTACTTTAAAAAATCAGAAGAATTAAAAATATATCATACATATTGTTGGTACGGAAACGTTAATTGGAAATTAATACATGAATAATTCGTTTGCATTTTGTACAATAACATACGGAGATAAATATATCAGCCTAGGCGATGAGATTATAAATCAACTGACATCGCTTGGATATACATTTTATGTTTTGACGACCGACGTTGCTAGATATAAAAACAATAAAAACGTCATTGCAATTCAATATAACCATCCATATTTTTCATTTCATCAAAAACGGGTAATTGTTAGAGAATGTCTAAAGTCATTCGATTCTGCCATTTTCTTGGATGCTGACGTATTTTTATTAAATGAATCAATTGATCTATCTAATTTTTCCAATGCTTTACCCGGATTGCATATTTTTGCTACATTTGGAAATATTGGACATACGTTTTTAAATTCCGATATCAATAAATGTGAAAAATTAGAATATAGAAATACCAAATATGGAGAACGTGGCCGCAAAATATTGGAATCTCTAAATCTCGACTATAAAAAAAATTATCACAATTTAAACGAGTTGGATTATTTGGAACATTATCTGGAGGGGAAATGGATTTTAAAAAAAGACGATGGAAAAGAATTATTATTTTTAGATATTTGGGATTCTTTGGTTGATATCTGCGAAAAAATAGACATTGAACTTGGATTTTTTAATACTATAGGAGCGGGAGAAGGAGCAGTAATGTCGATTGCTGCACATAATTCAAATATAAAAATTTATTGTGGTGGAAATTTGACATATAGTATCAATACAAATTTCATATCAAATTATCGGGAGAAATGCAACGGAACGAAACCTTGGAATATAGCTGGATGAACATGAATAATATTGAAATACACACATTAATTTGCAAAAAAGATATCATACTTGCGATTAATAATTTTAAATCGTTATGTAAATTTGAAGAATTTTCTTCAATTCCAATATTTTTGCACGATGATGGATCGTTGAATTTGACCGACAAAGAAATTTTATCATCGTCAATCGCAAATTCTACGATCATAGACCGGAAAATTGCGGACGTTGAAATTGCAAATCATTTATCTAAACACCCAATGTGTAATAAATTTCGCTTAATTGATAGTCACATTCATTTATGGCACAAAATTAAATTATTTGACTATTTCTTTTTCTCGAAAACCAAAAAAGTTCTGGGGATGGATACCGATCTATTATTCATGCGAAAACCGGAAGAAGTGTTAAAATTTTTACGAGAAGATGTTCCATTTTATTTTCCAGACATTCAGAGTGCGTACTGTTTTAATGATCCAAAGACAGAAATTACAACAATTGATAAAGTTAATACCGGATTAATATATATTCCATCCGAAAAATTCTATAACCTAGATTCAATTGAACATGCGTTGACGAATTTATTACGCGGAGATATAAATTATTTCCCGTCATGGATTGAACAGTCGGCATTTGCACACATGTTTCATGAAAACGGAAAATATAAAGTTTTGTCGCCGAGTAAGTATAAAATTCCATATTTTCAGCAGGTTGACATTGAAACAATTGAATGTTTACATTTTGTTAGTTATCCCGCTGTACGAGAATTGTACGAAACATATACTAAATATTTGAGTCTACATACCGGAAAAGAAACATATAATAAAAATTTCATCGTTGAATTTGATGGGAAACGTATTCCTCTTCAATTAACATTACGAAAAGATGAAAATGCATATGTTTTTTCATACGTGTGGGACATCGCGTCCACAAATCAGCCAGCTTTGGATCATCATTTTAGATTAGAAATTCCAAACGTCGATTCCGTTGTGTATAAATTTCAATCAAATCGTACTGGCTTCTTTTTTATGAGTCCAACTACACAATCGATAACGGTTTTTCATACATATGATTGGTATGGTAAAACCGATTGGAAAATTCTAGACATCATTCAAACGTAAGCAAAATTGTTGACAGTTGGTTGGTTGTATGTATCATCCGTACATATGTCACGACCAAAAATTCATTACGGCTCCGAATTAACAGAAACTCAAATTTCTGAAAATTATGAAATGTTTATTTCATATTTAAAAGAAGTTTTTTCCGGAAAGCGACTAGATGGCCTTCTTGAAATGTATAAAGAAGAAAATCTCGGAACTCAGTTAGCGTTGGCACCAGCTGCTGGCAAGGTTCATTTCCATTATGCTCACACTGGAGGGTACATTCAACACATTTTTAATGTAGATCGAGCTTCTGCTGGCGCAATGAAATTATACGAAGCAATGTCTGGTACAATCGATTGGTCCGAGGAAGAACGTATATTTTCCGCATTACATCACGATTTGGGGAAATTGGGAGACGAAACTGGGCCATATTATGTTCCTCAGCACGAATCTTGGGCAATTGAAAAACGCGGAGAAGTTTTTAAACACAATTCGAAAAATCAATTTTGGAACGTTACCGATAGAGCATTGTACAATTTACAAAAATATGGAGTGGTAGTTACATGGAAGGAGACACTTGCAATTAAGTTGTCTGATGGATTATATGACGAGAGTAATGCTACATATCTGAAGACATTCAATCCAGATAACGCACTCCGAACCAATCTACCATATATCATTCATAGCGGAGATTTTCTTGCTTGCCACGCCGAATATGATCAATGGAAACGAGAACAATGAATATCCAATTAGAAACTCGGGAATTTGATCTAACCGAAAAGTCCAAAAAAATTGAAGATGGTTGGACAATTGGCAAATCACAAGAAATTCAATTGTGGTTTAATTTTTTTGAGACATCGAATGACAATATGTCCAATTCGGATGAGACAAATCGTCACAGTTAAAATATAAACAATTTAAATAACTTATTCATGTTCAATGTATTACGTTAATTAATGCCGTGGTATGAAAAATGAATATAACAATTTCATTGGTGCTCAAATCCGAGGCCAATAACAAGAAAGAACAAAACATATGACATGGCTAACAACAAATGGTAATATTGATGAAATTAATCGGTGGCTTTCATCGGCTCACCGAGATCTGGAAAAATTCGGAGGAAATTATAGTGGTTATCCTCGGGTTGATGTTATAGAATATTCAGATAAAATAACATTGGAAGCTGAATTACACGGGCTAGAACGTGGAGATGTGAGCGTCGAAGTAAATAATAACATATTATCCGTCCGGGGAGGTAGAAAAACAAAAGAACTCCCCAAGGATGGAAAATATCTATATAAAGAAATTAAGAGGTCCTCATTTGAACGAACGTGGGATCTAGACAACACAATCGATCAATTGAAAATTACCGCAACATTTGAAAACGGAAAACTTTTAGTTGTACTACCAAAAGCAACGGAAAAGAAACCGACCAAAATTAAGGTGCTTTAACAATTGATCACGAGAACTCTCCCATTGGATAAACGTCCGATGGGAGAAGTTTTTGTTGAGATTGACTTCATTGGATAGAACGTGTGAAATTTCACAAAAAACAAATCACCAAAATAGATAATATTAAATAACAGTTTTCAGCGAAAAAATATAAAGATATATCATAGAAAGAAATATGACAAAAACAAATACTAAATATGTGCTAGGAATTGATCTTGGTACAACTAATTCATGTTCCGCAATTTATCAAAACGGCGAACCAGTTGTTATCACAAACGCTGAAGGTAGTAGAACTACCCCATCAATTGTAGCATTTACTAAAACTGGAGAACGCGTCGTTGGACAAGCCGCAAAGCGGCAATCCGTTACAAATCCAAAAAATACCATATCTTCGGTAAAACGGTTGATTGGTCGCAAGTTTTCCGAGGTTCAGAATGAGATCAAGTCATTACCATATCTAGTAATCGAGGGTCCAAATGGAGACGCATGGGTATCAGTTATAGTGAACGGAAAGGAAGAGAGATTTGCCCCGCAGCAGATTTCAGCGTTCATTCTTGGAAAGCTCAAGACCGACGCTGAAGCTTTCCTCGGCGAATCAGTAACCCAAGCAGTCATAACTGTTCCTGCATATTTCAATGACGCACAACGCCAAGCCACAAAAGATGCCGGAGCTATCGCGGGTCTAAATGTTCTTCGCATTGTTAACGAACCAACGGCAGCTGCATTGGCATATGGATTGGATCGTAAGAAGGACGAAAAAGTCGCGGTGTTTGATTTAGGCGGAGGCACATTCGACTGTACTGTACTCGAAATTGGAGAGGGAGTGTTCGAAGTGAAAAGTACAAATGGAGACACACATCTTGGTGGCGACGATTGGGATCAAGCTCTCGTAAAATACATGATAGATACATTTAAACAACGAGAGGGAGTCGATCTGTCAACGGATTCTATGGCGTTGCAGCGTATTCGAGAGGAAGCTGAAAAATCTAAGATAGCACTATCATCATCTCAACAATATGATGTTAATTTGCCATTCATAACTGCAACGGCCGATGGACCAAAACACTTTAATGTTTCGTTGACGAGAGCTAAATTAGAACAAATATGTGACGGATTGTTTGAGAAATTACGTCAACCATACGAAAACTGCTTACGTGATGCCGGGATCGCCGCAGCCGAATTAGATGAACTCGTGTTGGTCGGTGGTATGACGCGTATGCCAAGAATCGTAGAAATTGCCAAGAAGTTTGCGAACAGAACTCCACATCAAGGCGTCAATCCAGATGAAGTAGTCGCAGTTGGTGCGGCGGTTCAAGGTGGAGTATTAAAAGGTGAAGTTAGCGATCTACTTCTATTGGACGTTACTCCTTTAACATTATCAATCGAAACCGCGGGCGGAATTTCCACGCCAATGATTCCACGTAACACGACAATCCCAACCAAGAAGTCACAAACATTTTCGACATATTCAGATAGTCAACCGAAGGTCGAAATTATTGTATTACAAGGGGAACGTCCGTTGGCAAGTGGAAATAAAACGTTGGGTAGATTTATGTTAGAAGGCATTCCACCAGCTCCCCGTGGAACTCCACAAATTGAAGTATCATTTGATATTGACGCAAATGGTATTTTACACGTATCAGCAAAAGACATGGGAACCGGAAAAGAACAATCGGTTCGTATAACAAACTCATCCGGGCTAAGTAAGGATGAAATTGAACAGATGAAACGTGACGCAGAATTAAATGCAGACAAGGATAAAATTATTGCCGAGGGTAAAGAAGTTAAAAATCAATTGGATGGACTGATTTATCGATGGGAAAAACTTATATCAGACGAAAAAACCGAAGAAAGTTTGAAAGCCCAAATTCAGATGGCAATAGATTCAGCGAAGAAAGTTTTGGAAACTGATGATTTAGAACAGATGAAGAAAACGGTTGTAGAATTAAATAAACTGGGAGAAACGTTCTACCAAAAATCGAAACAAAAAGATCCGAATATTATTGACGCGGAGTTCAGTAAGGAGTAATCTACGAACGGTTTCAAATGATTGGGTTGTTGAGTTGATCGGTTGTCCAACCATAAAATGGACTGGTGGAGGGGAATTGGGATTCCCCCATGAAATAGCCCCCAATGAAAATTGGGGGCTATTTTTTTGTACTTATTTGATAGTTATCGGGATGAAAACAAGTGAAAAAATATTTCCGGTAATACTCGGAATGTCTGCATTATTTGTTGCAACTATTGCAGCAATATTTTCTATTTTTGGTATTGGTATGTTATTTTCCGGTGCTAAAGTATCAGCGATGCTCATGGCCAGTGCATTGGAATTGGGTAAAGTCGTATCTACTACTTTTTTATATAGATACTGGAAACAATCGTCTGCATTTTTAAAGAGTTATTTTGTTGCGGCAATATTAATATTGATGTTAATAACTTCGACCGGCATATTTGGTTGGTTATCATCTGCATATCAATCGTCATCGATTCAATATGAAATTACACAGAAACAGATTGAGATATTGACATCAAGACGTGAAAGATTAGTCTCCGATTTGGTAGTAAACAAAAAACGAGCAGAATCGTTGTCTATTATAAGAGAGGAACAAGAAAATCGTTTCGGAGAAGTAATAAAAAATCCAGTGGTTAGTAGAAACCCGACACAATTGAGACAAATACAGGAACAAAATCTACAATTAATAAAAGATACGGACATATCAATGTCGGACCTTCAACGAAAATACGATTCAACGTCACTGGAAATTTCCGATATTGACAATAAAATAAATGATATTAATTTAAATGCAGTAAAATCCAAAGACATCATCACATTTAAATTTGTGTCGGATGCTCTAGGATTGAGTATGACGACAACTGTTAAATGGTTTATCGTAGTAATTATTATAGTATTTGATCCTCTGGCAGTATGTTTAATTTTGGCATATAACGTGGCAATCGTTAATACAAAAGCCGATAATTCCACGAATACCAAAATCGAAAAAATTATTCCGCAGGTATTGGAAACGAACAAACAAGTAGAACCAAAATTCACGGAAACCATTATTCAACTAAAACCGGAAAACACTCAACCTGAAAAAAAAATACCAACTGAAGACGTGAAGATAATTTCTACAACACCTCAGACCAGAACAATGCATCCATCGGAATATTATAATGCACCAAGAATGTGATTTTTAGTAGTTGACATGTAACCGGAATCGGTCGATAATATTGAGAGTAATATAATCATGCCAACTAAAATTATTCGTGATAAAGAGTTTTTACACAAACAATCGAGTCCAGTTTTATCAATTCAAGAAGGGGAAGATATTGCGAAAAAATTATTAAACGTTTTACGTAATGATTTTCCGCGTGAATTGGGACTCTCAGCAAATCAACTTGGAATTCTGAAACGAGTATCCGTCATCTGTTTACCCGAACAGTCTCCATTGATTCTCATCAACCCAATAATCGTTGAGTCGAGTAAAGATACCGTTTTATATAACGAAGGATGTTTAAGTGTCCCCGGAAAAATAGCATTAACAACCAGAAATTTGAGTGTTCAAATTTCTACGTTAAATCACGCAAACATTTTGGAATTTGGTCCAGACACATTTCCAGTGACGAGTGAAAGTGTAAAAAATGATTTGGGGTTATTACGCTCGGTGTGCATTCAACATGAAATTAATCATCTCGACGGAAAGCTAATTACAGATCCGGGCGTTCGAACATTTTTTCCTCAACTAAAATCTGACTTAAAATATGGTAGAAACGACAAAGTTATGATAGAAAAAGATGGACAAACAAAATATTTGAAATATAAACTTGCAGTAAAACTAATAGAAACCGATAATTGGAAACTAATTTAACATATGAAACAATCTCAATTTGATGAATTTTTACAAGAAGTAAAAGAACTTCTCGATTATGCAATAGAATCTCGGTGTTGGACAAGTATAGAAGAAGTTCGTGAAATGATTTATGATGAACTAGGTGAAGAAATTTTTGTTGAAAATAAAGAGGACGAGGACGAATAATATGTTCATCGAAATATTATGCGGAGCGTTGGTCATTGTAGTTGTATTGATGGCATATATAATCTCCAACTTAAATAAAAAAATATCGATATATGAAACTTGGGTATATACATTTCAATCCGAAGTAAACCAAATGTATAATAGACTGAAGTCCGTCGATGAACGAAATCTATTCGAATCCGACGATGACGTTGGATTCGTTTTTAGCGAAATAGTAAGAATATCTAAGAATTTTAATGATACCATAAAATGATAATGTCCGGTCAACGATTATCGGACAGTATGAACTACGAGTTAAAAATTAAATAAAATGCGAAAATCCACAAAAACAAAAAAAAATAGTAAATTTCAATTGGTATCAAAAAATAAAACACGCAAGAAAAAATCGATTAAGTCGGAAATTAATATCGAGCAACCGATTCTAGTACAACCCATCATGGCAGATCCAACTGCTAAAGTAGCACCGACCATGTATTTTACTAATGATACGGAAAAGGCAATTGTGGAATACAATTCAACTGAAAATGTCAGATTGCGGGATCAAATATACAGAGAAAAAATACAGTATGCATTTGAAAAAATAGCAGAAAATGTATTCAACACATTCAAGTTCCCATTCAATGAAGTGGCAAAGATACGGGTCCAACAAGAAGCCATGACCCATATGGTAATGAATATACGGAAATATAATCCAGAAAAAGGAAAGGCATTTGGTTATTTTTCAATTGTTGCAAAAAATTGGTTTATTTTGGAGAACAATACTAATTATCGTAGATTTAAGAGACAAACTGAAATCATTGACTCTCCCGGATCGGCTGGCGAATTTGTTATAAAACCGAACCACGAAACACAAAATCATGATACGCGAGAATTTATTAAACAGTTGGTAATATATTGGGATTTGCACATGGATACTCTTTTCCCGAAAAAGAGAGACCAAAGTATAGCTGGGGCAGTTGTTGATATTTTTCGCTACAGTGACAGAATTGAAATGCTAAATAAAAAGGCTCTGTATTTATGCATTCGGGAGCATTCTGGATGTCATACGCAGCACATTACCAAGATAATTAATCGTATGTTATCAACATATAAGATGCTTAGGCGTGAGTATTTAGATACCGGATTAATAACCGGTGATTTTATGTCATACCAAAAGTAAAATATTTTTATATTTATCCTTTATGTCATATGATCCAAAATTTGAAATATATTCGGGAAAACCAATAGGTTCTTTATTTCAAGATATAGTAACAAACTCAGAAAATAAAAGAAATCAACTGGATATGTTAGTTGGCGATATCAGAGAAATGATAAAAACGCCGGAGAATGCGTTAATGATGGTTCCGTTAATACGTGATTATTTAGATGTTGGAATTAAAAATGACGAACAATTGGTAAAATTAGCCGCCGTGGTTCAACGATTATTAAATTCTGCCAATGAATCGTCGGATGGTTCCGGAGGATTTTCATTAAGCGAAGAAGAAAAAAAGCAATTAATGACTGAAATTGATAATACAGTAAAATCAATGACTGTAATTGAAAATAAAAAACTCCCGGAATTAAAATAACATGGCATTTTTTGATCGAATTCGTCGTAATGAACTTCCACTGAAACAAAGTGGTTTGCTCGCATCAAACCGAAAACTACTAGACCAAAAACCAGAAATTGTTAAATTTTACGAATTTGAAGCTGCTATAGTATTAGATGTTGTGTTGGATGAAACACATCCGATATTAACAAATAAAACAATAGTTGTAAACAATTATCACAAAAATTTGGATGGTACAAATCCAAAGAAAGACGACAAGAATTATGGGTGGATTGGGTGTATAAAATTTCGATTTATAAATACTGACGTCGGAGTTCCAAACAATCAACTTCGATGGGCGTTTCCATTGGAAAACACAGGAATGACTGAAATTCCTCTCGTTAATGAAACCGTATCGGTCGTTGAATATTTCGGAAATTTTTATTATACCCGTAAAATAAATCTAACGGGAGAAATTAATGCATCTGCTCAATTTACGTTGGAACCATATTATGGCAGTTCAGGTGAATCTGTGCGGGAGTTTGGAACTGTTGATGAATTTGTTGGAATAACATCCGAGGTGAATATTTCACCACAAGGTTCTGGAAAACTTGGAAAAATTTTCAAGTTCAATCCGTCGATTCGATCACTAAAGAGATATGAAGGTGATACTATAGTTGAGTCCAGATTTGGTTCATCCATTCGGTTCGGCGGGTATGGATCAGATAAATCAACAAATGAAGCAGATTCTGGATATGAGAATTACATGGTAGGTACGGGAAATCCGTGGATGTTAATTCGAAATCGTCAAGCGGACGCAGATTCATCAAATAACATAATAAAACATCCGAAAACATATGTAACCGAATCCATAAATAATGATGGGTCATCGATACATCTGACGTCCGGAAAGACCGAATCTGAATTTAAAACTACGTGTAAAAAGATAATGTTAAGAACGGATAGTACAGAAGAACAGTCAAATTTTTCCCCAGAGGGATTTACTTCGTTTAAATATCCAAAACTTGATGGGGATCAAATAATAATAAATAGCGACAGATTAATATTTCAATCTCGTGGGCAAGAATTTTTTCAATATGCAAAAAAAAGATTCTCAATCGTTACGGATGATGAATATACGGTTGATGCCCATAAACAAATTGTGCTAACAACAAATGGTCCGGCCACGATAAATTCACCATTGATATTTCTAGGTGAAGCAAATCAAACGGGAGAGCCCGCATTGTTGGGCCGCACAACAACTGATTGGATGATGGCGGTATGTGAGTGGTTATCTAACACATGCGATTGGCAAATAGAACTGTGCGACGAATGGTTAGCTAAACACGTTCACGATACATCAAAAGATCCAACGTCATCTCCTACGCCGGATTGGGTATCAAAAATGTCCGATCACGTCAGTGCAATGCAGCAGTTACAAACTCAAATTCAAGATCTCAAGAATATGGCCCCACAAAATATGAGTCAACGTGTATTTTTGGTTGGCGGTGGAACTGCTCCCGGATCTCCGGGTAAAGACTTAGCATCATGAGCATAACAATATCAGTTCCAAATATTACTGCTCCAGTTTCCGCTCCAGCAGTAAAAATGCCAGCAGTAAAAATGCCAACTCCCACAGCGAAGTTGTCGGCATTGACACGTGGCGCGTTACCGACACCAAAACTTGGATTGTTAGGACTCAATTCATCAATCGTTGGTCCAATGAGCATAAAAAACAGTATGATCAGTAAAATGCTCCCATCTCTGGCTGGGATGAAAATTCCAAAATTACCATCAATTCCAAAATTACCATCAATTCCAAAATTACCATCAATTCCAAAATTACCATCAATTCCAAAATTACCATCAATTCCAAAATTACCATCAATTCCAAAATTACCATCAATTCCAAAATTACCGGGAATTTCGGGAGCTAGTCAGGTTTCAACAAATATTGATTCCACAAAATCAACCATTTCAAGTAAAAATTCATTCGCATAATAAACAAACGATATTTATATATATGACTAAATCAGAATTAATTGAGAGTATTAGAGCAATCGTTAAAGAAGAAGTAAAAACTCAATTGCCGAATTTAATAGTTGAGCTTTTAACTGAAAAAGTTTCTACGAAAAAATCAAATATCACAGAATCTCGGAACACATCAACCAACACGTTGCAAGTTCCAACGAGAAAATCTACGCCGATCATAAATGTAAAAAATCCACTACTTCGATCCGCTTTAAGTGAAACTATTGGTGGAGTACCAACGGATCATGGATCTATTCCAATAGTTTCACAGGCAATTATATCAAAAGAATTAATTGCGGAAAATAAAGATGTTGCTGCTGTAGATAATGCGATGAAACGTGATTATCGTGGACTAATGAAAACGATGGATAGAAAACGTGGAACGCCATCCATGAATTTTCAAGCTCAAGTACCAACTTCATTCGACCAAGACCCAATATAATGGCAACATCAAAACAACAGCCGTATGGTATCACGTTGCCAATACAACACGGAGCAGGTGGATATTTTAATCAAAGTTATACTGTACTCGATCAGATTCGGAGTAATTTAATTAATCTCTTACAGACCAAAAAAGGAGAGCGACGAATGAATCCAACATTTGGATCGGATTTATATAAAATACTATTCGAATTTAACGTAGATGAGTTGGAACCAATAATTAATAGTACTATACGAGATGATATTCAGACTTGGCTTCCATATTTAACGGTACAAAATGTTGTAATCGACACAAGAAACGAATATCGTGATATTTATACCATACAAATTAAAATAACATTTACAGTTAATGGAATAGGTATAACCGAAGCACAAACCGTGAATTTTACAGTAGATAAACCAATTATATGACCGATACATCAAAATCTTTTCAACCCGGAAAAAAAGACATTAAATATCTCGGAAAAGATTTTGATGGACTAAAATCGTCATTATTGGAATTTGCGAAAACTTACTATCCAAATACATATAAGGATTTTGGTGAAGCATCTACCGGAATGATGTTTATTGATATGGCAGCATATGTTGGCGACGTATTGTCATATTACACCGATTATCAATTCAAAGAGTCATTGGCCATTACAGCGGAAGAGAGAAAAAATATAATTTCTCTTGCCAGATATATGGGATATAAACCAAAAGTATCAACTGCATCAGTTGGAACGTTGGATGTTTATCAATTGGTTCCAGCAATAAAAAACGACGATGGAACATTTTCTCCGGATTATAGATATGCACAAGTAATAAAACAAAACATGGAAGTTGCTGCGGATTCAAATGTAAATTTTATAACCGATGAACCGGTTGATTTCACATTAAATACCATAAATGATCCAACCGAAGTATCCGTGTTTCAACGAAATTCAAGTGGACAGCCGGAATTTTATGTACTGAAGAAAAATGTTTCAATTTCTTCCGGCACAATCACCGTAAAATCAATAAGCGTATCGGATGCTTCCCAATATTATTCGATAACGCTCGACGAAGATAATATAATTGGAATTGTGGATGTATATGATAGTGATGGAAATAGATGGTATGAATCGGACTATTTGTCACAAGATCTAGTTCCAATTCAAACCGAAAACATTGTAAAAAATGATTCCACGCTATCTCAATACAGAGATTCTGTTCCATTTTTATTGAAGTTCTTAAAGACGTCTCGTCGGTTTGTTACGTCGGTGGATGAATTTAATAAAACTACTCTCGAATTTGGATCGGGCGTTAACGTCCAAGGAGATTCAATTGTATTACCTTCTCCGGCAACAGTAAAAAAAGCGGCAGCGTGGAATAATATAGCATATGATCCAGCAAATTTCTTAAACAATTCATCGTATGGACAAGCACCAAACAATACCACATTAACAATTAAATATATTATTGGTGGCGGAACAATTAGTAACGCAAATGCAAATTCTATAAAAAATATAGTTACCGTTGAATTTTTTGGAGATTTAACTGGGATGGCTGACAATGATAAACGTGTGACGGAATTGGTCCGAAGTACGATTAAAGTAAACAATCCAGAACCAGCAATCGGAGGAAAGGGAGCAGAAACCGATAATGAAATTAAACAAAACTCCATGGCAAATTTTTCTGCTCAAAATAGAGCAGTTACAAAACAAGATTATGTCATTAGAACATATGCTATGCCCGCAAAATATGGATCGGTCGCTAAAGCGTATATAACATCAGATTCAAGTCTAAGTAATACAGAAACAAATAATCCATACGCAATAAATTTATACATATTATGCAAAGATGCCAACGGTAGATTGGTTTCTAGTACTCCAGCATTGGTACAAAACTTAAAGAATTATCTAGACGAATTTCGTTTGTTGACCGATTCTATAAATATTATAGATGGATTTATTATAAATATTGGGTTAGAGTTTTCGATCATCGTCTATAAAAATTATAATAAAAACGAAGTGCTAGCCAATTGTATAAATTCAGCCAAATCATATCTGAGTATAGATAATATGCAATTTTCTCAGCCAATAAATATTAGTAGATTGAGACTTGAATTGGCTAAGATTGATGGAGTTCAATCAGTAACGTCTATAAATTTGAAAAATTTAACAATACAAGATGGAGACTATTCCAGTAATGCATACAATATTACGTCTGCTACCTCAAACGATATGATATATCCATCAATTGATCCGTCCGTATTTGAAGTTAGATTTCCAACTAAAGATATCGTCGGGAAAGCAATTTGATTGGTAATGTTGGTTGTAGGTTGATATAATCGGTAAGATTTTGGGTAACCATAGATATTTATCTGGCACGACCGATATGCATTATTTTTTATATCCAACCAAGGACGCTACAATTACAAATCAACCAAATCTGATATTTAAAAATACAGGTTTGGATGAAATTTTAGAAGTTGAAAAGACAATTCAGCCTAAAAGTTGTGCCGGAGAATATGGACCGGTAATTTCCCGCACATTAATCAAATTTGATTTGTCCGATATTTCGGCGTCAATATCAAATCGGACAATAAACAATCCAAAATTTACTTTAAATTTAAAGTGTGTAGAATCAAACGAAGTTCCGATTGAATATTCAGTATATTCATATCCGATAATTTGCGATTGGATGATGGGAACCGGATATAAATTTGATGGGAGAACCGATATTGATGGTGTAAACTGGAAATATTCAGACAATGGGATAACAAAATGGTGGCCAAGTTCATCGTTAATGGACTGTAGCGGCGGCGGAGTTTGGTTAATTAATTCCGGATCGGCTCAATCTGGATCAATTGATTTAAATAATACCGGTAGTTTAATGTCGAGTAATACATTCAACTATGAAACTTCCGATATTAAAATGTCCGTTGATAATATTGTAACGGAATGGCTTTCTGGTTCGATTCCAAATAATGGGTTTATATTAATTCACAGCGGAGAGCTCGACGCTACGAATTATGGAAAACTGAGATTTTTCTCAAAAGAAACCAATACAATTTATCACCCGTATCTTGACATTTCATGGGATGATAGCACATTTTTCACCGGAAGTTTGGAAGGTACTGGTAGTTTAAATCCAATTAATTTGTACGATGCAATAATTTCCTTACCCAAAACGCAAAAAGTGTACAAATCCGGAAATATTGTTCGTATGGACGTAAAAGGAAGAAAAAAATATCCAACAAAAACATTCACGAATAAATTGTCAGACTATCTTGAACCCGAATACTTACCGGAAAACAGTTTTTATTCAATAAAAGATGCCGAAAGTGAAATGAAAATAATTCCCCCTGATGAATTTACCAAATTGAGTTGTGACGGGAACGGAAATTATTTCATGCTTGATACTGGTGGATTACCACAAGAACGATATTATACCATTGAGATTCACAGCGAACAGAGCGGATCAATACTTACATTCGCTTCTCCACTATCATTTAAAATTTCCAGATGACCCCAAATCCATTTCTATCCAATTATACCAGCGAGGAAATTGATTCTCTCATCAAGTCTGGATCGATTCAATATAGATATGACGACAGTTCAAATCTATTAATTGATCAAACTCAAACGGCGATGGCGTCGTCGAGTATAACCATTCCACTATATAAAAAATTATTCTCGGATACAAAAGTGGAAACAAAATATGACGTCATATTTAACGAACTAAGTTAATGAATTATAACAAATTTAAAACTATATCCGATGCGACACCAACCGATGTGTCCCGTGGATATGCATATACACAACCAGATTTGAATTATTTGGTATCTAAAAGTATCAACGAGTTTCCGTTTGGAACATCTGAACATGATGTGGTCGAGACTACAATTATGTCGGTTGATAAATCGGAATTATTTTCGTATACGATAACATCAAGCGGAAATTACATTCCATATACGAAATCATACATTGACGTAAATAACAACGGAATAACATACAATTACGAATCGTTCAGTGGAGATTTTGTTTTAGTCGGCACTACTACACGTAGCTTATTTATTGATGTTACACAAGTATTTAATGATTCCGGGATAACACAAGGAACATATTTACTCGGATTAAATCCGGTTAGATATATTGTGGGATCTCCGACCGATTTGACTCGATCATTGGTCGTACGGGAAATTTCTCCATCCAGAACGGAAATTTCGGTTTCTCCAACTACTTCTCCAAATGACACCGACGATGTAGCAGTACAATTTAATTCCGACTACATTGCATTCAGTCAAAATAAAATATTAGCAAATCAGGTAATTACACAGATTTTAAGCGGAATCGAAAGTCCATCAATTTACAATGCATATTATGATGCATATTCGGTCGATGCAGAATCAGCAGAATCAGTGAAATATTTTTATTCATTTCTTGGTGATATAGATTGGGAAAATACTAAAAATATAGAATATCAAGACAAACGTAAATCGGACGCAGCGGTAATCCAATTCATAACGGATATTTACTATGGAGTAAAACGTGGATCTCTAAAAAGCAACGGACAGGTTAGCAATCGTGATGTATATGGAATTTATGACCAATTTAAAAACACGTTATTTCAAAACTACAAATCCGTAACGACATTTTCCGAAATTAAAGACGTATACTATTCTCTGTTTAGCTACATATTAAACAAAGAGTTGAATCAAATTACCAACACTACACCAAGTAATTTCGAGTCCATAGTTGGATTTTTTCAAAAAGTTTTATACGATGCATTTTTTATTCCGGTAATTGATAAATTAGAAGTTCAATTCGATGAATTGTTTTCCGGATATTTAAAAAATTCGGTATGTTTTTCTCCGGAAATAAATCTCCCGATTCTTAATTATTCAGTTTCATCTCGAATAGATGCATCTGGAAACAATTTACTTCTGTTAAAGTTCCAAGAACCAATCCAGACAGATATAAAAGTTGGAGCATCATTTTGGATAGCAAATTCAATGGTTACTGAACCGATTATACAATCGGTATATTTATATGCACCAGTTGAAATATTGACTACGCAATTACGTGGTCCAAATTTTTTAATATCCACGGAAACGACCGGAAATGGAACATCAAATTCGTCAATCGAGGATGTTATCGGCGTAACCGGAAGTTTATATTCGGAAATTATGTCAAAATTGGATTCGAAATATTCAAATCCAACCACGTTAAACATTGACTATAGATATTTTGAAAACTTTATAAAATTTTCATCTGCCGAATCTAGAGTTTCCATCTTCCACGATAAAATAACTCAAATTAATAATCTTCAAACTCAATTAACCGAAATTGAATATCTACTGTCAATAAATCCATCAGATACTCAGTATATAAAAGATCAAGAAAATATTAATACGGAATATAATAATATAGAAGCTTCAATGGATGGATATGAGAATTTTCTATACGACAATATTGGTTGGTACTCTACACATTCCGCTGTATATGATGGAATGTCTTCCGCCTCATTATATGATAGAGATAATGCATCAAGTCTTCAGAATACTACGCCCGAATATATCACAGAAAACGATGCAAATTCTGATTATGTTACGTTTATAAACATGGTCGGTCATTATTTTGACAATCTCTCGTCATATATTACACAATTTACACAAAAAAATAATCCGACAAATTCATCCACGACCGGAATTTCAGATGCTGTAGTTTATTCGATGTTGAGCTCTCTTGGATGGGAACCGGAAACAGGCAAAGAAAATCTTCCATTATTATTATCTACATTTTCAAAATCGGATTTCGATGTTAGCTCAAGTTTGTGGAACATTGTTGGTACAATGTCCGAGACCGATAGAAATCAAGCAATATGGAAACGAGTATTAAATAATTTACCATCAATCCTCAAATCTAAAGGAACATCGTCGTCAATTAAATCGTTGGCAAATTGTTATGGAATACCACAAAACATTCTCACCATTAAAGAGTATGGTGGTATAGAGAATGAATACGCGGTCGATCAAAATTCAATATATTCATTCGACGAAACGAAGTATTCGGCTGGATTTATTGGAAAGGGAGAATATTTTAATTTACCGTGGTCTGGTAGTTTTAGGAGCGTAGAATTTAACATTTCATTTGATCCAAAAAATACAAGTGATGACGGACAAGTTTTTAGACTCGTGAATTGCTCAAATCAATGGATCGTTGGTATAGTACGTGAGCGGGGACTTGATTGGGGAAGAGCATTTTTCACGGCACGAGACGGGATTGGCAATTTATTGACGAGTATGACACCGAGAGTTCCAATTTTTAGTGGAGACACTTTTACTGTAGTATTAAGAAAAAACGATTTAAATGCCGATTTTTTGTTGTCTCCGTATTACACGGAATCGTTAAGTGATTCGTATCCAAGAACATACGACTTACGTGTATTAAAAAGTGACGAATCACGAATAACATATGAAGTTTCGTCTAGTATATTATTGAGTGGTAGTTACAATACACAATGGAAATCTGGAACTGAAATATGTTTTGGTAATTATTTACAAAATACCGCATCTCTTAGTATAGATCCGGAAGCATTTTTTGGAACATTGGACGAGATTAAATTGTGGGAAATCCCGATAAACTTGGATCGAGTAAAAAACCATTCAACGTATCAAGGAGCTTATGATTCGGACAACCCCAGTAATACTATTGACAAGGCGTTAGTCAGAATTTCATTTGGTACGCCAATTGATTTACATACCGGATCCGGTGTTGTAAACGTGAAAAATTTATCATATCGACAAGAGTTTCCATATGCTCTAGCAGTAGCATTTCCGGCATATACGTCGTCAGTAATATATGACGTTGAATGTGATACAAATGAATATGTCTCGGAATATCCATTTCAATTTAAGGAGAAAAATATTCGACAACACGTAAAACTTCCAAATTTTGGATCAAATAAATTTCGAAGCAATAAAATAAATTATACGAAATCTGTTCTGGTTAGTAATTTGTCACCAACTACCAGATCCACGTTACAAAGTTCCGATACATCCACAGTTGACAGTAATAAACTGGGAATTTTCTTTTCTCCGTCAGATGCTATTAATGCAGAAATAATGAAGTTTTTTGGCAATTTTGAATTTGGAGATTTGATCGGAAGTCCAAGTGATATCTACTTAAAAAATTATCCAAACTTTGAAACATTTAGAAAATTATATTTTGATCAAGGTGGTGGGCAATTAGATTATCAAACGTTCATAAACATGATACGAGCATACTTTGATAAATCATTGTTCAAGTATGCACAAAATTTAGTTCCGGCAAGAACAAAAACCGTAAGCGGTATTCTTATTGAACCAACAATTTTGGAACGACCAAAAATCCAACAAAAACCTCCTACACACGAAATTCATAGAAATTTATCAACCCTCGTTGATGTTAAACGTGGAATAACTGGAACAGTAATCCCAAGACTGGAACCAAAAATCGAAGTTAAAATTCGTGGAATTTCTTTGTATGATGATTACAACCGAGCATTTTATAATAATGCATTAGATCCGTTTGGATTCGGTATTTATGCTGAGAATGGAATTTCATATTACAATGATGATTTTTATAGAGTTGACATTGCCCCAGTAAAGCGATCTCTAATAGTTGAAAGTAAAAATCGCGTTCCTATATCGTGGGCAACCGAATTTGATGTAGTCAATACCGAAAAGTGTAAATATCAAATAATTTCACAGAGTTATGAGTCTATTAATATATCAAGGTTTCCGGTTTTATATCAATATCCCATAACTTCGGATCTGGTGTTAAATACTGTAGATGAAAATGTTATATCACAAAGAACTGAATTCACACACTTTTCAGGTTCAATTATTTTCACGAATTGTGACGTAGCATTATTACCCGGCAATCAACCAATCGATACCGCTGTATGGTCGATTCCAGAACTTCCAACCAAGACAACTATAAATGGAATGGTGATATCTCAAAATATCATCTCCGGGAGTTTGACTGGAATAATAAATTCTCCAATTGGGATTTCTGGTACGGTAGACTTTTCCCGTCGGGTTTTATTGAGTGGATCATATAATTCAGATACTCAAATATTTGACGGCAGACTTGTTATTTCCACTGGAACATCAATTCAAATGTTTTTTTATACTCCGGAAAAAACAAAATCAATTTTCACAGTTTTACGTGAAAATGCAAACGGTCCATTGTTTGATTATATCAATCAAATATCATATACATATAGAAAAAATCTATCGTTTCAAAATATTCCATACGGATCAAGACTATTGGACGGATATTATTCGACACATTATCGATATAAAAAACAAAATTTTTCTCGTAAACAAATTAATATAGTCTCCGATTCTGGGAATTTTGTTGGTGCATTCAAAAAGGGACTTCAAACACAAAAGACGACGGTTCAACAAGATGGATTGCTCGATAATAGTCCGCCCATTGTAATAACAAAAACGACATGATTTTTTGATACCATCTGGATGTTTGATATTTGGCATTATTCCGGATAAAATGAAATAGATCTGTCAAAAACTCAACTACCTCGTATATTTATCACAAAAGGAATAGAACAATATGGCATACGCTAATAACGAAACTCTAACGGTAGATGCAGTACTAACAAAAAAGGGTCGAGAACTTTTGGCCGCTCAAGGTGGACTAAATATAACCGCATTTGCTTTGTCTGATGATGAAATTGATTATCGATTATATCAACCAAATCATCCACAGGGATCTGCTTATTATGATCTGGCTATACGTAATACCCCAGTTCTTGAGGCATTTACAGATGAAACTCAAGTACTAAAATACAAATTGGTCACTTTGCCAGCTGGAGTTACATCAATCCCAACGATAAGTTTGGGCCAGTCATCGATTACAGTTAATAAAGATTATAAGGGAGAAGTTGTAATTGTTCCATCAACAAATCCGTCATATAATACGACTCTTGGATATACTGCGATATTGTCAAATAAAAATCTCGGAACTATTATTGGGGAACAGTTGCAAGCAGCATCATCGGCAACAATTCCAACATTTATCGGAGACGTGTCGTCAACTACCGCTCAAGTTGCACTTGGTCTCCGATTCAGATTTATTCCAAATTCGTCGTTAACTCAAACCACAACTTCCAAGTTGACAGTTGTTGGAAACGAATCGGGTGGATCAATTTCAATTCCAATAACCGTAGAAGTAAAGAAATAATTTAGAACATGATTTTTCAAACATTTGACACAACCGATATTGTCGCGGGAAGAGTTCAACCGGTTTCGACTGGAATATGGTCGAATGGTGAACCTATGTGGACAAGCTTTTTCACGTCAAGTATACAAGCCAGAGCAACTGGATCATCCGCCATGGATCCATTAAATGGACTGTATTATCTCAATGTATATGATTCAAATCCATCGTCCTCATTGACCGCTGATATTTATTTCTCCGTTACATATGGCCACGTAGCAGGTTCTGGATCTTCCGATTTCGATTTGGACACAAACACAGGAAGTTTGATAAAACCAACCCAAGCAATTTATAGTCAATATAGAAATTTATTACTTACTCCAGACGATGACACATTTACATTTCAATCCGGTTCAATTGATAGTTCCACGAATATAGATTCATCGGACATTTACGTAATCAATTTTAAATCCGATAAAGTCAAAGATCGACTTGATGCTGGTCAGTTTGAAATTACACTACATGGAAGTAATGGAACATTTGTATTTATCGATGATTCAAGGCAAAATACGTCGGTACTTACTTCGACCGGCGGTAAACGGTTTAATATAATCAGTGGAAGTTTATCGTCAACTTCTACTACCGGTGATACATATCAAGCGGTCGGATCAGTATATCCAGATTTGGGACTTATTATATTAAATCCAAATGTAATTTCACGAATCGTTGGTACTACTGCACTTGGACCATTGTCCACTCCGGCCGCATCATTGAGTACATTTGCAATGATGCATCAGCGATTATTTTCTTCATTGGCACCAAATAGTAATGGAGCTATCACAGCAAGAGTTACCGAATATGTTCCGTCACGTCATTATTTCGTCAGAGTAAAAAATCAAAACTTCAATTATTCAAACAATCCATCATTCGTAATTTCTTCAAATGAAGATCCCGTGAATGCCGGTAATTTGAGATTTGCTGACTTTTCATCCGATCCTAAAGTTTATATAACAACGATTGGGTTATATAATGATAACAACGATTTGGTTGCTGTAGCAAAATTGAGTCAACCCATTTTAAAAGATTTCTTGTCTGAAGTTTTGGTTAAATGTAAAATTGATTTTTGATTGTTGACTTGGAGTTGATGGGAATATCACGATCCCATCATATTTATCATCGATGATTAAATACCTCGCAAACAGCGACATTACGGTCCGACCGTTCAAGACATATAAGAACTGGGAAATTCAAAGTATTGATTCGAACGCCACCAACTCGTTCGGCGAATCTACATATTTTGATACAAAAATAGTTATCAGTGAGGGAATTAGTTGTTCTGGAATATTTTATACTACCGGAAGTCCATATTATGATCCAATAAAAGAACCAATAAATTCCAACGGGGAATATAAAAGACTTGTGTATTCCTGTGTAGCTGAGATGTTTTATAATGATTATAATAATCCATTGAAACTGTTTGGGGTTGAATCGTGGGATGGCGACCCATTGACCGGATTTAAAGAAAGCAGGATTATACATGATCGAGTACTGGTCGCCAGAATTAAAAATTCATATTGGGGAGAAACAATACGTCCCGGAACTGTTCGTATAAACGACGGATCCAGCGTACACGATCCATACTTAATAACCGATGATGGTAGTACAAATTTATCATTATCTGGTAATCAGTTTCCATTTGTGTCCCAAATTTCTCCACACAAACACGTTGGAAGTAAGACGTATTGGGATACATCGTCTGGAAAATTTTATCATGACGATGCGTTGATTACATATCAACAGGCATTGGTGTTACGAGAATCTGGAGAAATTGTGACGTATGAACCGGATATCAATTCATGGAAAACCGATGACTCAACTAGTCGGGATACATATCAACCGGAAAATGAAAGATTTGGATATTCAGTGTCAGCGTGGTATAAATACATTTTGGCTGGATCTCCGATGGATTCTAATAGTTTTTCTGTTGCAAAACACGGAAACTCGCAATTGTTTAAATACGACACCGATACTGGTACACATCGATTTGTTAAAAAATTTATTTCTCCGTTTACTGTAAATGGGCAAGCACAAGAATTTGGAATGGATAACTCTTTATTGATACAACTGGAGGATGGAAATTTTATATATAACGACATAAATTCTGGAGAAAATACATCATCTCTGATGGATGAATTTGGATATTCAGTTTCTATTCGGGATGATTTTGCCGTTATTGGTGCACCAAATGGAGACGCGTGCGTATCATACAATTCACACTCCGGATTTGTATATGTGTACGGAAAAAACAAAGGCGGAACCGACAATTGGGGCTTGGTATCAATACTCGAAGGATCTGGCTCAAACTCTCGATTTGGAGAAGCTGTTAGTGTGGATTCGGATTTGGTTGTTGTCGGAGCTCCGGGGGTAAACAATAATACTGGAGCTGTTTATGTTTTTCGCCGTAAAATTTTTCCAAATGTGGATGCAAATTTAATTTCATGTTCAACAATTGAAACGGCATCGTTTTGGAATTATGTAGTAAATAATAATAATTTATGTGAACGAATCGTCGCAGAATCAGGTGAAGAAATATACGGAGAATCGGGTGCTCCAAGCTTTTTAATTGGCAGTGGTTCCGTTATATTGGGAGACTATTCGTGGAGATTGGAAGCAACATTAACATCGTCGGTGGCAATCGCTGGAGAATTTTTTGGATCAACCCTTGAGGTAAACAATAATAGAATAATAATTGGCTCAAAAACGGAAACCAGAAAGGGATATGCCACGTTATTTACAGCTTCATTTTTTGGCTCTCCATGTGAGACCGCCTCGTGGGGACAATATAAGATATTTTATGGTAATGACGACTCCGCTGATTTAGATCCACTATCTCCATTCAATGGTGTCAGTAGTATTTTACCATATGATGGATTTGGTAGATCGGTTTCTATTGACGGCGACCACATTGTTGTATGTTCACATTATGATAAATCCGTTGGTAGCCCAATCACACAAACAATTGGGGCAGCATATTTCTACAGTTTTTCAAATATTCGATGCAATACATCGGAAGGAGCGGTAACCAACTCATTTGATTGTGCGCTGAGATATAAAACGTACGGTGACAGATCTACTATATATAATAATAAATTTGCCAGAACAGCGTCCGTTCGTGGAACAAGAGCCGTAATTAGTACTCACGCTGATAAATTGAATTACAGCGCATCATATAATCAGTCGGAAAATACCTTTATATTTGAAAATTCGGATGTTGAATCCGAAAATTCATATGATCAATTAAATGTATTGGGTAGAATTTCCTTATATGACTTTGATCCAAAAACTATCAAATGGAATAATCTAAAAATAGAAAAAAGAAATAAAGAACGAGATATTCCGAGTTATTCATATGGATGGACATCGTGTCTGTCAGATTTTATTTCGGGATCAAAATTTTTAGTTGTTGGTTCTCCGATATTTACATATAATAACGATTCGATGTATGATCGCGTTATAGACAAAAATTATCAACGAAGTGGAAGTTTTCCAACTAATTATTCCGGATCATTGTTTGTATATGACATGGATACTCTGGAAGAAAATCCAAAAATTGGAAACGTGTTTTATAAAAATGGTCAAATAATATTAACCAACACCGCATCAAATTATATTCCGATACTGACCGGTACCGGAAGTTGTGGATTTTCTTTAACTTATCAAGGCGAACACACGATATTTGAACATGAATATTTAATCACGGTTGGAGCGGGAGAATTCAATTATTCAACAAATCCATCGTCTCTAGTAAAATATCCAATTACGTTCGACGTAAATCAAGACGGAATTTTTGATTTTTCCGATGTGGATTTAATATTGAGATTTTTAACTAAACAAAAATTTTATGACGCAAATGATCTTGATGACAACGGAGTAATACTTGAAACGGATACCTTGGCAGATGAAAGTTGGTGGAACAATGACATCATGATGACTGAGGCTGGAGATGTTATTTTGAATGAAAAAATCGGTATAAACTTGGAAACTACGACTGTAGTATTAAACTCTACCATATTTAATTATATCCAAACCAATTTGGTAGATACGGGGATTTTGGATCTCGATGGGAATGGGCAAATTGATATTCGAGATGGGTATCTACTGTTAAACTATTGGTCTGAAACTTTAACTCCCGAAACAATAGAAAAATATACCGACAAATATTCCACTCGGCTCTTTTATATAGATTATAAAAATTACATAAGTAAATATACCGGCGAATTGAATGGATTTTTGATTGAACCAAAATTTCACGAGTTCATAAATGACTCCGCATACGATCCAACTGGATCATATTTATCTCCAGTAATAACAACAATTGGATTATATTCAAATAACCAATTGGTTGCGATAAGCAAGCTCGGGCGACCGTTAAAAAACATTGTTGATTGGCCGCTTAATATTATTGTTCGTTTTGATACATGAGATTATATTTATATTCCAAATAGGAAAATATTATGGCAAATCAAATTGATAGACCTTCGATAACGACGTCGTTAGCCGACAGATATAAAGCGTCAGACAAAGTTTTAGCTCCAGTAGCTGGAAATTTTATAGATACCCAAAATAAATTTTCTACCAACTTTACAATGAATCAGCCACCAATGGTGACCGAATTAACTTCTGAGGCATTAAATTACGCTAAAACGTTGGGAATAAATCGGACTAAATACAAAGGCTGATAATATGGTATCATTGGGACTTGACGTTTCAACCGTTACTGCTGGATATGCATTTACAGACGAGAATAAAAATATTCTCGATGCTGGATTTATAGACCTGAAACCATTCGATTCCAACAGAAAAAAATCATGGGCAGTCATCGAACATCTGCGATCAAATGTATTATTTAAATCGATAGATCGAATAAATCTTGAAGCTGCATTATCTGGTTTTGGTGGACAAGGTAGTAGAACAATTGTAATAAAATTGGCACGTTTTTCTGCTACATTGCAATACGTATTGGAAGAAACATTTCCAGATAAATTAAATATTGTTAACGCAACCACTGCTCGTAAACAACTTTTCGGAAAAGCTCGTGTACAAGGTGTGAAACCAAAAGAATATGTTCGATCTATGATGTGTACATTATACGACGTAACTCGGTGGCAGAAGTTAAATAAAATAGGTAATGTGGACAAACGACACGAGGATGTTCTTGATGCGATTGTTATGTCAACATATTCTCCGTCAAAATGACTAGAGATGCTGCATTATTAATTGCAAAAAAATTAAAAGCCTTATCCGAAAAATCTGAATCTGGTGAAAAGTTTTCGGCTGAAAAAAAATTAAAGGCTTTTTGTTTATTGTATGGATTGGATATTGATGAATATTCAACTGAAACAATTCGGGCGTCAATACCGTTTACGACTCAAAATGAAAAAATTCTATTGAGTAGTATAATGTGCATGATATTAGAAGTTGATGCCGTACGTGGAAGAGTTGAGAACGAATCATTCATATTTCAATGTACACAACGACAACTCGAAGATATATTGGAAGCGTTTGATTTTTACAAAAATATGTACTCCGATTATGTGGATGGAATATTATTTGCGTTAATAAACAAAAACGAAATCAAAAATAAAAAATTATCGTCTTCCGAATTTAAAATGGATGATATGACTCCAGAAGAACGGAAAGAATATTTGGGTAGATTAAATGGTGTGAAAACGGGCCAATCCGAAGAAGCAAATCGATCCAACCAAAATGTCAACGAGGAATCACCACCCGATGCCGATTTGAACGGTATTGCTCAGCAGAATAAGAAAAATAAGAAAACTGAACGTATACAACGAATGTTGTCAACGGTTGAACAAAATAAATGGGTCAAAAAAGTACGAGCAAAAATTTTTCTGAATTGACTTGGCTGGATATGTGGTTAATATGGTGTAAATGTCGTCGCTATTGCTCCAGTCAGAATTACAAGGTATTTTAGATCAAGCATTTCGAGAAAATGGGCAATTGCGAACCGGAAACAATTATAAATTTCATTGTCCGTTTTGTTCTCACCGCAAACGAAAATTGGAAATTTGTTTAGATACGTATGTGTGGAATTGTTGGGTGTGTGGATCGAAAGGACGGAGTATTTATAGTCTTTTTAAAAAGATGCAGGTACAACCGTCATTAACGGAAAAATTAAAAAAAATAATACCATACAATTCTGATTCGACTCAATTAAAAAAATCCAACATAGAATTATTTTCACCATTCTCAGAAAAAAAGATTGAGCCCCAACATACACTCCAATTACCAATCGAATTTAGTAGTTTGTTGGAACCAAATAAATCTTTTGGTTATCAATCTGCACTTAAATATGCAAAAAAACGTGGAATAAGTAAATGGGATATAATAAAATATAATATAGGATACTGCGATTCGGGAGAATATAAGGATCGATTGATATTTCCCTCATACGACGAAAATAACAAACTCAATTTTTTTACTGGTCGCAGTTATCACGTTGACACATACTTAAAATACAAAAATCCAGAAGTTGATCGAAATATAATTGGGTTTGAAAATTTAATCGATTTTTCATATCCAATATCTTTATGTGAAGGACCATTGGATGCCATCGCAATAAAAAGAAATGCAATACCATTATTCGGAAAAACCATGAGTCAAAAATTGAAGCAAATAATATCCACCGACAAAGTATCGGAAGTTTTTATTGTATTAGATTCTGACGCATTAAAGATGGCAATTAAACATGCCGATTTTTTGCTTGCTCATGGTAAAACTGTAAAATTGGTAAATTTGAACGGAAAAGATCCGAATGTGCTTGGGTTTGAAGAAACGACTCGACAATTAAGAGAAACTCCCGAAATAAATTTTTCGGAATTAATGAAGCTCAAACTTAAAATATGAGCAGACAAACAACAACTTGTAACGCCGTACTAAATTATGATTGATTCCTACGAAAAACTAAATATTGGATTTGATAAAATCGATCAAATTTTACACGTTGCCGACATACATGTCAGATTGACAACACGACACGATGAATATCGTGAAGCATTTCAAAAGTTATATGATTATGTGGACACAAAACTGTCCAAAAATTCGATAATTGCCATACTCGGTGACAGTTTTCATTCGAAGTTAAACATGGCGCCAGAATCCATACAACTTGTATCCGAATTTTTCCGTAAATGTGCGGATCGCAGACCGACAATCGTTATTGCGGGTAATCACGACTGCCTTTTAACGAATAAAACTCGTTTGGATAGTATTTCTCCAATCGTAGATAATATTGCACATAAAAACTTATTTTATCTCAAAGAATCAAAACTTTATGGTGCTGGAAATATTTTGTTTAATAACTTTAGTATTTTTGATGATCCATCAAAATATATTAAAATTCGGAATATAACAAAACGTCTTCAGCGAGAATTTGATATAAAAATTGCACTGTTTCATGGTCCGGTTCATGCAGCAAAAACAGATATTGGATTTACTATAAATAATAAATCTATTACAGCCGAAACGTTTGATGGTCATGATATCGCATTGCTCGGGGATATACATCTTGCACAAACGATGTATATCGAAAAGGAAGTAAATAAAGAAGATATTCTACCGATAATAAATTCAGGAGAATGGGAAATTTTATGTAATCCAACCGAATCGACTCCAACATTTTCGGTATCAAAAAAGTTTCCAATTTTAAGATTTTCGAGTAGTTTCTTACAGCAAAATTTCGGGGAATCACTGAAAGGACATGGATTTAGTGTTTGGAACATATCGACGCGATCATTCGAGCACATTGAAATATCAAATGATTATGGATATTTCACAATTTTAATCGATAACGGAAAATTAATAACGGATATTTCAGATCTACCAAAAAAAGCAAAATTACGAGTACAGTGCCGAGAAAGTGTGGCAACAGAAGTAAAACGTGTTATTACGGATATTAGAAAAACCCACACATTATCAGAATTGGTATATGTCAGATTAGAAGATGCTTCCACAGTTAACACCACGAAAACAATATCAAATTTATCACAAATCGGAAATGTTGATTATCAAAATAAATTGATCGGTGAGTATTTAAAAGATAAATTTCCAGATATAGACGAGTCCACATTGGATTCGGTGTTTAAAATTAACAACACATTAAATTCGGAAATAAATAAAGATGACCGTAGCCGAAACATTAGATGGAAACCGAAGAGATTGGAATTTGACAATTTATTTTCGTATGGCGAAGGAAACGTTTTAGATTTTACTAAATTGTCAGATGTATATGGAATATTTTCTGCCAATGCGAGCGGAAAAAGTTCTCTCATGTCAATTTTAAGTTTCATAGCATTTGACAAATCCGATAAAGCATATAAAGCAAGTCATATAATAAACACAAAAAAAATGAACTTCCGTGGAAAGTTCACGTTTGAAGTAAATGACGTAGAATATTGCATCATTAGATCCGGGACACGAGATAAAAAAAACAACGTAAAGGTTGATGTAAATTTTTACAAAATCGTTGGCGGAGAAGAAGTTCCATTGAACGCAGAAGCTCGTCGTAGTACGAATGAAATAATTCGAGATTTTCTCGGTAATTATGACGACTTCATTCTTACTTCGTTGTCACTTCAAAATAATCGTGGATCATTTGTTGATATGGGACAAACCGAACGTAAGGAGTTATTATCACAATTCATAGGCATAACACTATTCGATAAATTAACATCAACGACAAACGAAAAAATAAAAGAACTTACTACCATATTAAAGGCATTTAATAAAGAGGATAATACGTCAAATGTAGCAAAATTAGAATTAGAATTTTCTGCTCTTTCATTGAAAGTTTTTGATTTAGAACTGAGTCAATCAAATAGTCAACTGGAAGTCGATAAAATAAATGAAGAAATCGAATCAAAATCAAAATCGATAACTAATTTATTGAATGTGCCGTCGATGTCGGAGGCTAGTAGTATTAAAACTGAAAAAATAGAGTTGATAGATAAAGTTTCCAACGCCAAAGAAAAAATAGAAAGTTGGAAATTGACACTGGAAAACGAAAAAATAGAGTTGGATCAATTAATGACACGTAAGAACGAGTTGAGCTTAATGAGTCTGTCGGATAAAAAAATTGAAATAAATAATAAAACGAAACGATACAATACACTTGATAAAAATTTATCAGAACTGAAATATTCAGTATCCGAAAAATTAAAAAAATTGGCTCATTTAGAATTGCACAAATACGACCCAAATTGTAGTTTTTGTATGGATAATATTTTCGTGAAAGACGCAAAAGAAACCAGAAATGGACTTGAGAACGATAAACTTACAGTTAAATCGGTCGTGGGTGAGATGAAACAATTGTCGGCAGAATTACGTGAGCTGGAAAAGTTTCAATTGTTAATATCGGAAATGGATTGTATCCAATCAAAAATATCAGAACAAAATTCTGTTGTATCAAAAAAGCAACTGGACGTTAATTCTGGAATATCTATGATCGACCGTTCCACCACTAGACTGATCAAAATTAATGAACAATTGGATCTTTATTCTAAATCTAAGGATATACTCGAAATAAATGCAAAAATCGAACGTGAAATATTGGAATTAAAAGCTAAGCTCTCTCGGATAACAAATACACATAAAGAGTTAAATAAAGAACTATTGACATCGACCAGCCGAAAAGTTTCTGTCTCGGATAAAATTTCAAATATTAACACAAAAATTGAAGAAATAGAAAAGTATCAAGACGAAGTTGGATCATATGAATACTATTTATCGGCAATCGGCCCAAGTGGATTACAATACAAGATAATATCAAATGCTGTTCCGCAAATTGAGTCGGACGTAAACAATATATTATCACAAATCGTCGAGTTTACATTGGAAATCGAAACAGATGGAAAAAATATAAACGTTTTTATTAAATATGACGATGGAAAATGGCCATTAGAATTGTGTTCTGGAATGGAAAAGTTCATTTCCGGATTAGCATTACGTGTGGCTTTAATACGTATCAGTAATATGCCGAGACCAAATTTTATTTGTATAGATGAAGGAATGTCATCACTTGATGCGGAAAACATTCCAATGATGCACGCATTATTCGATTATTTAAAGACGAATTTTGATTTCATTATTGTAATAAGTCACTTGGATATTATGCGAGACATGGTGGAAAAGCAATTGGAAATATATAAAGAAAATGGATTTTCCAAAATTGATAACTCAAAATGAATATGATATCATAACCGATTTTCTGAGGTAACAATCTTCTCGGTTATTGATATTTATCCGGAATGGCTGAAAAAACGTCTCAATTTGATACATCATTTAACTCCGGTGATTATTTCTTCGTCGGTGGAATATTCGATGAAACATTTACTTCCGGCAGAAACTCATTCACTGTAAATTCTTCGGCGAAAGTTAAAGAGCGTATAACTGCCAATAATATTAAAATTTTTGACTCTTCCGGTAATAAATTACAAGTGTTTAATTTAATTCCAGCGGGATCAACTGGATATCAATATTCGGAAGGAAAGTCGCAAGTTTTTGGTGTGTTGGTTTATCCAGAAACCCCAAGCGGAGTCGGTAGAATAGAAATCACTGCCTCAGCGTTAGCCACCGAAGTTACTGGATCTATTGGATTGTCGCTTGATGCTCGATGGATTTCTGGCCAATATACAAATTCTGGAACAGTTTCTCCAATTAAAATTACATGGTCGAAACCTATAAATTTTAATTCATCTCTACAAAACAAATCGACGGTTCGATTTTTTGATTCTCCAAAATTGGAAACCAATACCGAAATATATGACGTTAAAATTCGATCCGGATGTTCAGCAACTTCAGTGATTGGATCATGTTCATCGGTTGCATCAATTCCAGCAGATGGACAGTCGGCAGATTTTAATTACAATATTATACCAGTAAAATATATTATAAATAGAATTTCCGGTGATGTGTTTGATTCTTCGATGAATGGATCATATATTAGATTCACAAACATTGAGTCTACAAATTCCACGATAAACGTTGACGTTGTTTCAAAAATCGAATCAGTTTTAACCGAAAATTCATTGTTATTAGAAAAACCAATAACAATATCAAAACCGGTATTGTCGGGTGCTACGAGCAAAGACGTACCATACATAGAAGAAACCGGTACAACTATTAAAAAATATGAGTCATTTAATGAAACCGACATGTATTCTACTACGGCAAAATCTTCGGGAATACAATCCGAGCAAAATAAACAAGTATATAATGTTGGATTTTCTGGAATATCACACCGAAAAAATTATACCATCGTAAACATTAAATCTGCTAATTTTGAAATCGTTTATTCTCCACGAACAACGTCTATGATTTCGTCTGGGTTATCATATATCACGCCAAGCGGAGCACAATTTAATCGGAAGGTCTGTTTGTTAAAACTATATCTATCAGATTTACGTACATTGACCGGAGCAATTTCGAGATATCGTGTCATAAAAAAAAGTTTAAATTTTCCAGAATCAGAACATTGTATATCGGAAGGTCCACTGTTACCATCTGAATTAATTTTTGATTGGTTTGCTGGAGAATATTATTCAAATCTCGGACGATTTTGTGACCTTTCAATAACTCAACTATATTGGTTATGTACGAGTGGAATTTCATATGAACATACGCCAAAAGATTTAATTGATTCGATAACGATACATTCGGATGGAACATCGAACATTGATGAATCGAAATATGTAATATTAAAAAATAATCGAGGAGAGCCCGGCCGAACTGTGAGTTATGTTCCATATATTATATCGGATGGATCGTGGTGGGCAACGAATTCTAATAAATTTGTTAACTTTTCAACCGAACCAACAACATCGTATGATTGTTCTTTCATGTCTCCATATATTAACTCGATTGAAGTAGTAAAATCCGGATCCATCTTCAATAGTAATTTTGTTCAATTAACAAAAAATACAATGTATGAATTCTCAATGGAGTATTCAAATTTAACAAACACAAATTCAACGGACTATTCATTCGATGTATATTTTTGCACGACAAATAACGGTACACCGGAAAAAATAAAAATTGGAAGCCTAAATGATAAATCGACTCGAAAATTTTCATCCGGAAAATATTCAAATAAGTTATTTGTACAGCGACAGATGTTTGGGACGATTCAGTTAATTCCTAAATATGTAACATCGATATCAATTGCAAATGTCAGCTTTAAACAATTTACCGACATAGCATATCCATTAGATTCGGCGATCATAACAACTCCACTTTCCGTTAAGGTAAAGAACGAAAACATTGAAATTACGGTAGAGTTATTAGATCTGGATGGAAAATTAGTACACGGAGAAAATTCTCCGTCGTTTAGCAATAATATTGCACTAAAACCATTAAAATCCACAGTCGTTGCCGATCCACATTGGTTTACATTGGAAGCATATGATAGATCTTGAATGATCCGGAATTGATCGGGATATATTTTCTCTGTTTTTTCTCAGTTTTTCTCTGTTTTTGTTTACTATCCAATATATATTGAAACATGGATAATGCAGAATATCAAAAAACTCGTAGAAAAACCAGAAAGAAAATTGGATGGAAATATTTTTCTGTCCAAGTTCCAGCGGAATTCTATATAGAGTTACGTAAATTTTATTTACGATGGAAGTTGGAGAATATCAACAATCAGCATAAATAAATAACGGAGCTGAGAACGGTTCATTCAAGATACAGAGAAAATATAAAACATATAAAGGACGCAAACTAAATGAAACATTGTAACGGACAATCTAATCTTTCGATAGTAAAATCGTATTTAGCAGGAGAACGACCACTAACGGTTGTTGGTTATACAGCTCCAATCGAAGAAAAGCACGAAATCGGAGATAAGTGGACCGATTCATCTGGAAAACATTGGGAGCAAACCGCTGGAGGTCCATCTCGACAAACTCCCGTTATGGATATTATCCGAGCAGAACTAAACGATATTTGCTCATGTTGTGGAGCTGAAATTCGCTGGGGCGATAGATATGATCGTAAGTTCTATCACAAAACCGGTAAGTGTTTTAATTGTCTAATTCAAGAAGAAACCCAACTCCGAATCAAGGGAAAATATAAGTTATATGAACAAAAGAAAGTATTTCAAAATCAACGTTCATATCTTCTAGATATTCGTAAGAAACTACGTGAGGCATTCGATTATACAAAGGAACATACGGAGATTACATTCGTCAATTCTAACGGATTCGTTGAGTCGTGGGAAAATAACGCACGAGACGACTTATTGTCAGGTCTAAAGAAAGATTTCGTTAAATGCTTAAAAACAATTAAAGAAGTTGAATCTGCTATTGTAGATATCGATAAACAAATTAATTCCACGATAAATGGCTGAAACACAAGATTTACGGGCACTACTTAAACTAGAATATGCGAGATGTGCAAAAGATCCAGTATATTTTATGCGCAAATATGTTAAGATTCAGCATCCAGTGCGTGGTACCATTCCGTTTTTAACTTATAAATTCCAAGACGAAGCCGTTGCGGATTTTGGGAAGCATAGAAAAAATATAGTTCTAAAATCTAGACAGATGGGCATTACAACCCTCGTTGCAGCATATTCACTGTGGTTGATGGTTTTTCACGAAGACAAGGAAATCTTATGCATTTCTATCACACAAGAAACCGCAAAAACTATTGTAACCAAAGTTAGATTTGCCAACGACAATCTTCCGTCGTGGTTAAAGGTGAAAGAAGTTACGGACAATCAATTGTCACTACGATTGGAAAATGGTTCACAAATTAAAGCGGCAAGTTCGGCTGGGTCTTCTAGCCGTGGATCGGCCCTATCACTTTTGATTATTGACGAATGCTTGGATTTTCACACCAAAATTACTCTACGAAATAAAAAAACCGGACAAGAAAAAATTGTACCAATCGGAGAAGTCTATGAGCAAGAAAATTACAGTTAGTAAAACATAGAAAATGTTACTTTTTCTAGATTTGAACCTAAAAAATCCCGGATTTTTTACATCCGTTAGCAAAACCCTATAACTGTGATTTATCAAAACGACGAAAGAATACCCCTTGGTCTTTAGCCAAGGGGTAGTTCACAAAAGCAAAAACCAAAGCCGCAATTACATATTCCAAAAAATGGGATATCTATCATACAAAATTTTATTTGAAACAAAATCCATATGAGCCTAGACTACAAAGACGTCAGTGAATGGGAAGTAATGACTCCAACCGGTTGGCAATCATTTTCCGGAATAAAGAAAACTACCAAGAAAAAATACATATTGTTGGAATTTGCCTCCGGGAAAACATTAAAATGCTCCACCGGGCATAAATTGAAGCGGTGGGATGGAGTTTTTGTTGATACTACCAGAATTCGGGAAGGAACCAAAATTATCGACGTTGGAGGAGAACTTGACACCGTAATCAACAAGAAACCAATTCTGGACCCAATTGACGTATATGATTTAGTTGAAGTAGAAAATGGCCATGAATATTTGACAAATGGGCTCGTTTCGTCTAATTGTGCATTCGTTCCGGGAGTCGAGGATATATGGTTGTCCGCTCAAAATACACTCAGCACCGGAGGAAAAGCAATTGTATTGTCATGTGTAACGGCCGATACTTACATATTTGATAAACAACTTGGATTAACCCAAATTAGTAACTACGTAGACAGTTCCAAGATCGGACCATACGAAATTTCAAAATACAACATATTGGGAAAAGATACTTTCCGTGGAGGAATTCTATTTCACAACAATGGATTGGTAGATACCAGAAAAATTTCAACTAAATTTTCCGATATAGAATGTAGTTTAAATCATAAATTGTGGGCATATAGATCGACAACAAAAACGTTTGGATGGACAAAATCCGAAGAATTAGAAGTGGGTGATTTTTTATCAATCCAACATGGTTCACAACATTTCGTTGCAAACGACGATGTATCGTCATTCTTTCCAACTATATCCAACAAAATTAAGTCTCCGTTTGTACCAACCATTCTAACTCCCGATATTTGTTATTTATTGGGATTATACATATCGGAAGGAAGCACATACGAAGTTAAAAACCCAGATGGAAAGCTTGTAGGTGGAATGTTGACTATTTCGTGTGGAGATAACATTTCTTCGGTGTTTGATCGACTCGGGTTAAAATATTATACAAATGACAATTTACATTATTGTATATCCAACAAAAACGTAATTGAATTTTTGGAATATATTGGATTTGATTTATCATACGTTGCACACGAAAAAATTATTCCACAACGATTGATGTCTATTAGTCGTAACAACATGATTCAATTGTTACGGGGAATATTTGACGGTGATGGGGGCGGCGAGGCAGGTAATCGTGTTGGGTTGGCGTCTACGTCCGAGACTCTAATAGACCAAGTTAGAATGCTCTTACTAAATTTTGGAATATTATCCTCCAAATTCCGCCAAACCAAAGAGAAAATGAATAGTTATGGTGGGAAAATAAAACACAACCACGATATACATTCACTGGAAATATATGGACAACACGCGCTAAAATATTTTACTAGGATAGGGTTTAACGTAAAACGTAAACAAAGTGGACATGATAAGTTAATAACGTCAAATCTATCCAGAAGCTGTACACGCGACGTAATACCGAATACATTGGATCTTATCAATTCATTATATAAAGTGTCCGGGGAAACATCCAAAACCGTCAGTCAAAAACTTGGAATTCAATTAAACGGATACGTAAATAAAAAGACAAAATATAAGACGTCGAATATTTCAGCAACAAATGTTAAATTGTTATATTCAACATATAAACATCTATTATCGGAAGCCGACATTAAATATTGGGACATGGTGATAGATGATGATCTCACGTGGGTAGAAATTAAAAAAATAACGGAAAGTAAAAATTACACATATGATTTTTCACTTCCGGACGATCCTTCCGACAATTGGTGCCATTCCGTGTTATACAATGGACTTCTCGGGCATCAAACACCAAACGGTGTGGGAAATCTGTTCCATAAATTGTGGTCCGAAGCTACTGATGGGTTAAATGATTTCAACATGCTGAATCTTCCGTGGCAGTTGCACCCGGAAAGAGAACAAAAATGGAGAGATGAACAAACCAAATTATTGGGACCAAAGGGCGCAGCACAGGAATGTTTTGAGGCTGATACCAGAATTTATACAGATAGTGGGTTCAAGCGCATTGCTGATATTAAAATCGGAGACCAAGTTCTTACGCACGCCGGCAGATATCGTCCAGTATTGCACGTTATTAATAACGGAGTAAAAGATGTAATAGAAATCCGGAGTAGTTTAAATAGAACAAACAGAAAAGTTACGGCAAATCACCCATTTTACACCAACGATAAAAAATGGGTTGAATTAGACAAAATAAATTCTCCGATCATATCGTATCCGGCCGAAGCGGATATCCCAAGCAAATACACAGAGAACAAAACCATAGATTTGTTGGAGCACATTAAACCGACATTTTTCAAATTAAAATTGTGCAATGATGATACATCCGTGTACATCAATGACAGAAAGCATAAAACAATACACAATAGAATTGTTACATTGAATTATGATATTGGATTTTTAGTTGGATTATATCTGGCGGAAGGCTGGGCTGAAGACGATAGAGTATATTTCTGCTTTAACTGGAAAACTGAAAAAAATGATTGTCCGATTAAAGTTTTATCCATAATCCACAAAAATATAAGTTCAAATATTAATTCGTCATTTAGAAAGACGGGAGACACCGATTCCGGACAATTGATGGTTAATAGTCAAATACTGTCCAAACTACTCCATGCATTGACGTGTGGGTCGGATTGTTACGATAAATGTTTATCCGCTAAATCGTATGAGTTAGGGTCTATTGATTATTTTAAAGGAATATTAGATGGTTTATTTATCGGAGATGGTATGGTATTGGACAAATATGGAAAAAAATATTGCTCCGCGTCCGAAAATATTAGATATGATGTCAAATATTTAATGCGTATAGTTGGTTTTGGTCTCATGTCTATGTACGGTAGAGAGCTACATTTACTGGGAAGTATTCGGAAACATTGTGATGATAGATTATTGTCTTCGATATTGGACAGCGAATATATCCACCCACATGCAGCAAATTTTGGACACCTCGATGATGGAAGTGAATATTCAAAAATTATCAGAAATGATTATGTTGGATATTCCATGGTTTATAATTTAGAAGTAGCTGATGACCATTCTTACGTAACTGAGCACGCGGTTGTTCATAATTGTGATTGTGTCTTTGAAACTTCCGGCAACACAGTAATAGACCTCAAATTATTAGAGTGGTATGAAAAAGAAAGCAAATCTATAATAGAGCCAAAAGAAAAGCGTGGACATGATCGTGGATATTGGATATGGGAATATCCAAAATCTGGACGATCTTATATGGTTACTGCTGACGTTGCGAGAGGTGATGCGGCAGATTTTTCTGCGTGTCAAGTTATTGACGTAGAGACACTCGAACAGGTTGCTGAATATAAAGGACAAATTCCAACCAAAGAATATGCTAGAATTATTGCGGCTATAGCAACTGAATATAATCTGGCGTTGTTAGTGGTTGAGAATGCAAATATTGGATGGGCAGTAATACAAGAATTGGTGGATATGGATTATAAAAATCTATTTTACAGTTCGTCCGATTTGCTGTATGTAGACGTTGATGTACAATCCTCGAATAAAATTAATGCACAAGACAAAAAATTAGTTCCCGGATTTACGACATCATCAAAATCTAGACCATTATTGATCTCCAAATTAGAGAGCTATATTCGTGAAAAGTCACTAATAATCCACTCCAGACGATTGATCGAGGAATTAAAAGTATTCGTGTGGAAAAGCACTGGTACGACAATTAAAGCTGAAGCAATGTCTGGATACAACGATGATTTGGTTATGTCAATTGGTATAGCAGCGTGGATTCGAGATACGGCATTACGTCTACAGTCTCAAAATAATGATTTAACCCGTACTTTGTTAACCAGAATGGGAAGTACAATAAAACCGATTGAAAATAAAATACATTCCACCGCTCAAGGAAATCCGTACGGAATAAATACCGATCCGTGGAAAATGAGAATCAATGACTCGGTCACGGAAGACTTGACTTGGTTGATCGGATGAACTATCATTTGATTATTGAGAATAAAAATAGTAATACTTACTATTTATAACCACCCATATCCATATATACCATTATGGCAGATAAAACCGAAGCGGAAAACAAAAACGATACACTATTCAATAAACTCAAGAAGTTATTTTCTTCTGGTGTAATAGTGCGGAATGTTGGTGGCAAATCATTAAAGATATCCGATACGGATAATATTCAATATGCTACCGACAGAAACAGCCTACGTGATCGATATAATAGATTACGAAGTTCAACGTACAATTTACACAACCGGGATATGTCATTGGCATATCAAGCGGCGAGATTGGAACTATTTCGTGATTACGATTGTATCGGAGAAGATACTATAATTCCTCTCCCAGATGGATCCAAACCAACGATTAAAGAATTGACCGAAAAATATAAAGATTCACCGAAAGAAAAATTTTATGTTTTTTCGTACGATCATGATAGTAAATCAATACATCTCGGAAACGCATATCATCCCAGAAAAAAGGGAATTCGAAAAGCGTGGAAAGTTACATTCGACGATGGAAAATATATAATTGGTAGCGCGGGGCATCCGTTCTTAATGAGAAACGGCGAATATAAAAAGTTAGAAAATGTTACGGTCGGCGAATCTGTTATGCCGTTTTATCAAAAGGATTTTTATCATAGTGGTTATCGTAGCATTTATAATTTTAGTAAAGGTTGGCAGTCTGAACATGTTATCGTGGCGGAACAATTTAATCACAAGTTGTTAGAAAATGAAGTTGTTCACCATAAAGATTTTAATAAAACCAACAATCTACCGACAAATTTGGTAATAATGAATGATGCCGATCATCGGGCATATCACTGTAAAATAAATAATGAGAAAATTTGGTCAAAAGAAAATAGAGAAAAACAAATTTTATCAATTCGCAATTCCGTTCAATTTAGAAAAGTTCATTCTTGGAACGGAAAAAGAAGTGGAAAAAATAATCCATTTTTTGGAAAAACTCATACCATTGAATCGAATAATAAACGATCATCGTCATTAAAATCTGCATATTCAAAAATAGATACCACCGGAGATAAAAATTCTAATTACAGAGACGATTTAACATTTGACAATTTAAAAATAAAAGCAATTGAATATTACAAATCAAACGGAAAATTACTCATTGATGAATTTTCTAAGTGGGTCGGATGTGGACAATCCAGTATACGCGTCAGATTAAAATCGAACAATACTGTATGGAAATCGTTTAAATCCGAGATAGAATCCACACTTAATCACAAAATTACGTCAATTGAATATATCGGCGAAAAAGATGTATACGATGTTACGGTTGATAAATATCAAAATTTTGCCACCGATAGTTGTTTCGTACATAATACGATGGATTCTGATGCAATTTTGGCATCCGCACTCGACGTTTACGCGGATGAGTGCTTAGTGCCATCAGAATTTGGAAATGTGTTGACGATTACTTCCGAAAATGAACAAGTAAAGAAAATTCTCGAAAATTTGTTTAATGACATATTAAATATCGAATTTAATTTGTGGTCATGGACTAGAAATTTGGCAAAATACGGAGACTTCTTTTTGCGTATGGAAATTTCTCCGGAATATGGTGTATATTTAGTTAAACCACTGTCCGCGTACGAAATAACGCGAGTGGAAGGATCGGATCCACAAAATATAAATTATGTAAAATTTCAACATGACGGACTCGGCGGTGGACAGGAATATGAAAATTTTGAGATGGCACATTTTAGATTATTGAGCGATAGCAATTTTCTTCCATATGGAAAATGTTTAAAAGGAGATACATATGTTGATACCGAATTTGGAACGACGCAAATAAAAGATATTAAAGTTGGTGATGTAGTTTGGACATTCAATTCTACTACCAATAAAATGGAACTGAGTACTGTTCTAAATCAAGTATCCTCCGGAATTAAGGAGATCATTCGAGTTCGAACACAACATAATTTTGTCGATTGTAGCCGAGAGCACCCAATACTCACGTACAATAAATTGACAGAAAAGATGGAATATAAAGTCACAGATGAAATTAAAATCGGAGATTTATTGATTATTTCTTCCAATAACAATAAACAAAGTCGTGGACATAAGATAGATAAAACCGTCAGTGAGGATTTGACATGTAAATCATTTTCTCCAACAATCGACGAAATTCCAGACTATGTTGACGAAGAATTTGCAGACTTTTTTGGATTTATGTTGGGAGATGGTTGGATTAAAAAATATTCCAATGGTGCCAGAGTTTGTTTTTCACTTGGAACGGATGAAATTCAAAATACAAAATATATTGCGGCATTAGAAAAATATTCAGGAAAACCGGTACGGGTAACTAAAGTTGGAAGTATGGATGGAAAATCCCGATCTGCCACCGTTTATACAAAGCGTTTATATGAAATATTGAGAAATATGGGATTTGGTGAAAATGCAAAAACAAAACGAATTCCCACTTGGGTATTTGAAGCACCGGAATCAATTCGTTTAGCACTTCTGGATGGATTTTACAACGCAGACGGTTGGGAATTTACTGATACATGGGCTAAACATTGTGCAATAGAACTGTGCAATAAAGATTTAGTTTTTGATATAAAGAGATTGGTGCAATTAAGTAATATAAAATCGTCGATTCCGTCTTCTCGCATTTACAATGATACGGTTGAAATCTGCGGGGTTTCGTGTAATAGATCGGAAAATCATTCTATATACTATTACCCGGAAGGCCAGATTAAGCAAAAGATGGAAAAATATGATTTTATAGATTCGGATAATATTTTCATCGAACCCGTCAGAAAAATTGAATATCAACCAGAAGCAGAAACCTTCGATATTCAAGTAGAATCAAACAATTCTAATTTTATAGCAAACGGAATTATTGTTCACAATTCCATGTTAGAACCCGCTCGCCGTATTTGGAAGCAATTATCGTTAATGGAGGACGCAATGTTAATTCATCGTATTGTCCGCGCTCCAGAAAAACGTATCTTTAAGGTTGATGTTGGTAATATTCCACCCGCGGAAGTGGATATGTACATGGAAAAGTTAATGAATAAGGCAAAGAAAGTTCCATATATTGACGAACGAACCGGAGACTATAATCTCCGATACAACTTAAACAATATGTTGGAAGACTTTTGGCTCCCGGTTCGTGGTGGAGACAGTGGAACATCGATTGATACACTATCCGGAATGGAATTTACGGGAATCGAAGACATTGAATATTTACGAAACAAGATGATGGCAGCGCTTAAAATTCCGAAAGCATTTTTGGGATATGACGAAACTCTATCTGGTAAATGTGTCCGTGGAAATACCAGAATTAAATTATTGGACGGTAGAGTTATGGAAATTAAAGACATTGCCGAATCATATCAGAATGGAAATGATCCTAAACTTGAAACATATTCATATGATACATCGACTAATTCAATTATTCCCGGAAAAATCGTTGAATGCAAAAAAACAAGATTAAATGCTGAATTGGTTCGAATCCATTTGGATAATGGTACACACGTAGATACCACTCCGGATCATGGATTCGTTTTACTGGGAGGTAATCGAATTGACGCGAAAGATTTGTCTCCGGGAAATAGTTTACAAGCAGTATATATTAGAACGAAAAAATTAGCACTTAATGCTAATGAATATGAGCAACTATATCAACCAAATACTCAATCATGGGTTTGGACACATGAAATGGTAGATGAATATTATTCCGGGAAAATTATTAATAATGGATATACTCCGGGAAGAGTAAAAACACTAAAAAATAAAAATAAAATTTTCAACCATAAAGTTGTCAGCGTAGAATTTATCACTGACCGCGAAGATACATATAATATGGAAGTGTGGGACAAGAATGAGAATCACAATTATCTCATAGATAATGGAATCATTATAAAAAATTCAACACTTGCAGCAGAAGATGTAAGATTCTCACGTACAATAGGTAGAATGCAAAGAATTATCGTTTCTGAACTATCAAAAATTGCAGTTGTTCATTTATTTGTTCAGGGATATAAAGATGCTTCACTTGTAGATTTTGAATTGAAATTGTCCAATCCTTCTACAGTATTTGAACAAGAGAAGATTGCAATTTGGCAAGATAAAGTTAACTTGGCTAAAGACATGATGGAATCCAATAGTTTTAGCCGTAAATGGTTATATACAAAATTGTGGGGATTGACCGAAGAGGAAGCTGAGCAAATACATACTGACGTTATTTCCGATAAAAAGGAAGAATGGAGATTGGAGCAGATAACAACTGAAGGTAACGATCCAATGATGAGTAAGCAAAAAGTTGGGTCCGATGGAGAGTTGTCCGATGTTGGTGAATCCGGCGGAGACGAATCTTCTGAAGGATTACCCGATTTATCTAGTTCCGGAAATGAAGCTGAAGCTCTTCCCGATTTATCTAGTTCCGGAAATGAAGCTGAAGCTCTTCCCGAGTTGACCGAATCAGATAAACCAAAAAAAGAAGAGGAGCCGCCTTCCCGACAAGAGAAGGATGAGCGAAATAGAAATAGAGACCAAACCGGAGAAAAAGATTCCACTGATTATCCTTTCGGTGAAGATCCTCTTGGCACACAAGAAACTTTCCGTGAAAAATCACACAGAAAACCGAATAGAACAACGAATCCTAGACCGTTACGAGTAACTGAACGCTCACAGGGAATTTCAATGGCATCTATGGCAGAAGAGCTTAAATCAATTAAACAAACATTGAGTCAAAGAAATCTCGTCAAAAATAAAAAATTGATAATTTCGGAAACAACTTCGATGTTGGATGAATCGAATTTACTTGCCGATGAATAATATAAATCAATATTTGTCATTTTTCCATTCTACTAATATATTTATAATCAACACCCGATGAAGAAACTTAGCCATTCAAAATATCGTAATACTGGTATATTATTTGAACTTTTAGTTCGTCAAGTAACCGCTGATATTCTCAATGGTTCCGATGATTCTCGCGCTAATAAAATACTACGAACATTTTTCTCAGAATCCACGGAACTCGGAAAAGAAAATCGACTATATAGAATTATTGTCGAGGAAAAGGTAAAGGATCAGTCGAGTGCAGATAGACTTCTTGGTACGGTGGTTAGTACCCGCAGAAAATTAAATGAGACGGAGTTATTGACTCAGAAGTATAATCTCATAAAAGAAATAAAAAGCAATTATCCAATCGATGATTTTCTACGTGGAAGTATTCAGAATTACAAATTACTAGCATCGGTATATAAAATTTTTGAAGATTCTGTTAATAAAGTTCAATGTGATCCACGAGATTTATTTAAAGCTCGTGGGTGTATAGTTGAACACATGGCATCGAAATTGTCTCCAACTAGATTGATTTCCGAAACGGAAAAACAAGATTTAATTAAGACGTATCAACAACAAAACGAAGATGTTCGATTGTTGGCATATAAAATATTAATCGACTCGTTCAATGAAAAATATGCCGGATTAAACGAGAAACAAAAAGTATTAATTCGTGAGTATATAAATAACATTAGTAACACGAACTCACTTCGACAATATATCAATAAAGAAGTACCCGAAATAAAAATCGAATTAACCGAGTTGAAGAAATCGGTTCCAAATAATATAGTCAAAATAAAAATTGACGAAACAATTTCACAACTGGAAAAAATAACAAAGGGTACATTGGTAAAAGACAATCAAATAATGGCACTGATGTTGTCATATGAATTGATCAAAGAACTTAAATCGATAAAATGAAAAAATCACATCTACGAAAATTGATACGGGAAGAATTGAATAGAAAAAAACTTTCACGTCAGCCGACCGGCGACGAATCTGTAATAGAATTAAATTACAATATAACCGGCGATCCAGTTCAATATGATGGATATGATTGGGATGTCGAAGCATTGGTTGATGGTGAGGGTGGTATAATTGAACTAAAAATTATTAATCCAGAGACGGATGAAGTAACGACCTATCGGGATGATAAACCAATTGTCGGAGATAAAAAACTCATAAGTACCGCAATTGAAGCGGTTGAAAAAAAGTTCGAGAAATTGTCAGCAGCATCAAAAGACGAATATGACGTTGATCGTGGACTAGAACGTGAAAAGGATCGAGCAGAGTATCAGCAAAATTACTACGATGATATTGGAAATGGAATGAATGAGTCAACACTAAAAAAATTGATTAAATTAGTTACCGAAGTCATCTCCGAGAGCAAGACAAAAAATGACAAACGAAAATCTTAAAAATATATTGAGGGAAATCATCGGAGAAGTTTTGGATGAAATCACCGGAACTGGATCGGTTGCTGGTTATCAGACACCATTTGCATTCGCCGGAAAAGGAGATACTGAACGGAAAAAGAAAATTGCAAAACGATCAATTCCCGGCGGAAAAGTTGTCGATGATGAAGAAAATCCAGACGAAATAACCGAAGGTGATAGACTCCCAATTATCACGCGAGGCACGGTTGCCGAGGGGCGCGGTAGGTATCACAATTTTAAAACAGATCCAACGATGAAGACCCATCGGAAAATTTCATATGGAATAAAAGAAGCACATTCAATGTTACATGAGGTGGAATTTCTCGTCGGTTTATGTGAACGATTAAAAACAGAATCCGGAACTTCCAATACGGATTTATGGAGTAGAACAAAAAAAGACATCGTGAATATTCACGGTAGATTAAAAGAAATAGCTAAACGAATCAACCGATTAAACAAATAAAATGAATTTACGAACCATAGTCGCACAAATATTAAATGAAGATGCTCCAATTAATAGCAATCAATCATCGCCTACAGTTTCTCCGAAGCAATATTCAGTTTTAACTGATTTTCAGACATTTGAACGGACAATTGATACCCAAACAGCCGCCGCAAAAAAACAGCTGGAAACTACTTTGTTAAAAAACGTAGGAAAGAAAAAAGTTGTCGCTCGTGCATCCAAAGGTGGAATGGGGCAAGTTGAACAAGAGTATACAATTGACGTTAGTGGAGTGGCAATTACATATTTAAAGGACGAATATTATATTGTATTAAAAGGATTGGATGGGAAAGAGTACTACGTAAATCCGGCATTTCCAGTAAAAATAATTGGCGATTCTACCGCAAGTAACCCGGCACAGCAAATTAGACAACCAAATCAATCAACCACTACGCCAAAAATTAGCATGGGAAGTAGATCCGTCGGCGGAATAGTTTCTCCGCAAAATATGGGAATTTCTTCCGGTGGACCAAATACTTTATCACGATGAGCAAACAATTACTTATAGATTTTATTCCATTTGAAATTACTCCGGAGCTATTATCCGAAGCTCGCGGCGATCCGAGTAAACCGTTACGGGTAAAGGGTCCACTTCAACGTGCAAATCAAAAAAATTTCAATGGCCGAATTTACCCACGCCCACTATTGGAACGTGAAGCGAAAAAATATGAAGAACTTGTACGTGAAAGACGAGCTTTAGGTGAATTAGATCATCCAGAATGTCATCGTCCCGGTTCATATATACTCACGAACAATGGGTGGAAATTATTAGAATCAGTTACAGTCGGAGAATTGGTTGCAACATTGAATCCGGATACTTCGGCGCTCGAATATAATCCAATTGATCGAGTTATTAATCAAGCATATACCGGGAAAATGATTTCTATTCGCGGTAAAAATATAGATTCGATGGTAACCCCAAATCATAGATTTATTCTACGAGATCGAAATGGAAAATTAATAGAAAAAACCGCACAAGAAATATTTGAATTATCAAAATCCGGAAAGTATTCACATTTGTCGATACCAATTACAGCGGATAGTTGGACCGGAAAATCGATGGAAACATATACAATTCCCGGTATTGATATAAACAACATTTCAAATCAATATATCAACAAATCAAACCAATCTAATCCATTGGTATTAAATTCTGCTGCGTGGTTTTCATTTTTGGGATTTTATCTTGCAGAAGGACATGTAACCAATCGAAACATTGGTGGCGGATATTCCATTTTTATAACACAGAACGAAGGGCACATCGCTGACATGTTTCGAGATATTCTAAGTAAGATGAGCCCAGAATTGGAATGGAAGGAAAAAGAAAAATCTGGGACAGACTCAGCAGTAATTTTCTATGCATCCGACGCTCGATTACACACATATTTGGCAGAACTTGGAAATAAATATACTAAATATATCCCGGATGATATAAAGTCAGCTTCCTCCGATCTATTACAGTGTTTATATGACTGGTTTGTCAATGGAGACGGTACGGTTGTTGGGAAATATGACCGCACATCAATTTTTTCTGTATCCAAACGGTTGATGGAGGATTTCAGTGAAATAGTTCTCAAACTTGGCATGTCATGTGTTTTGAAAGAACAAATTTCTGACAAAGACTATATGTTCGCGGGACATCTGATTGAAACAAAAAATAAACACGTATTATATAGACTATGGATAAAGGAATCAAAAGCTATCCATCTAGATTTCCGCTTTATAAAAATCGAAGAAGTTGATTATTCCGGAACTGTACATTGCGTCACAGTAAAGAATGGAACATTTTATTGCCGAGATCACGATAAATGTTTCTGGTCCGGAAATTCTTCCGTGATTAACTTGAAAAATGTTTCCCACAATGTAGTTGATATATCGTGGGAGGGAGACACATTGATGGGGACTCTTGAAATTTTAACAACTCCATCGGGAAATATTGCAAGAGAATTGATCAAGAACAACGTTCGACTTGGAATTTCTAGTCGAGGACTTGGATCAATCAAAAATGTCAGCGAAAATGCAGTAGAGGTTCAAGAAGACTTCGATCTTATATGTTTCGATTTGGTTTCTTCTCCGTCAACGAGGGGGGCATATATGAATCTAACCGAAGGACTCATAAAAGAAGGAATCACTCACAAAACATCAAAGTCCGAGAAATCGTTGGATAAATATTTAAAAATTGAACACATTATTCGGGATATTTTGGGTGAATTAAAGTAATATAGATATATGAAATCGTCAGTCGAATCTCTCTTAGTAAACGGAAAACTTCCGTCGAAAAGAGGGAGACGTGAATATTTTGTCAATTCCAACAAAATGGATGTATATGAATTTATTTTGGATGCGACTAAATTTTTAGATTCCAACGCCACATTAACAGAACGAATATATTGCATATGTAATAATATAACTTCTAAAGTTGTTTGCATACAATGCAAATCGACAACGCCAAAGTTTTTTTCCATCTCTCTTGGGTACAGACCATTCTGTTCCAGTTTGTGTGCACAAACATCCGATCTAACCAAGAAAAAAAGTGAATCCACGAATATGACCAACCGTGGCGTTAGATGGCCACAACAATCATTAGATATCAGAACAAAATCTGCGAAAACAAATATGGAACGGTATGGAGTTGACAATGTATCAAAATCAAGTGAAATACAACAGAAAAAAATAGATACTTGTTTGGTCAATCACGGAATGGATTATATATTGAGAACCAGTAAATCTTTATGCCAAGTAAAATTTGGAAAAGATAATGTTCAACAAGTTGATTGGATAAAGAAAAAAAGAATACAAACAAATCGGAATATATTATTTAGTCGAATTTGTTCATATTCTAAAAAATTCAATGTTTCTCCGGCATTCACGGAATCCGACTGGATTGGCGGCGGCCATTCCAACAAATATCCATTCAAATGCAAAAAATGCGAAACAATATTTTTAGATGACGCGTCCGAAGATAGAGGGATTAGATGTCCAACTTGTTATCCACCAAACATATCATTGGCTGAAAAAAATTTGTTGGAATTTGTCAAATATCTAATTCCGGGTGAAACTGTATTAGAAAATTGTAGATCCGTAATTTCGCCACTGGAATTGGATATCTATATCCCGAATAAGAAGATTGCCATTGAATATAATGGATTATATTTTCATTCTGAAATATCCGGGAATAAAGATAAAAATTATCATGTCAAGAAAACTAACAAATGTCAAGAAAGGGGAATCAATCTGATTCAGATATTTGAGGATGAATGGTTACAAAAACGGGACATCGTTGAATCTCTATTGAAACAAGCACTATGCAAACCTAAAATATCATCCGATAATTGTTCAATTGTATCAATTTCATACGATGAAAAATCCAAATTTCTAGATTTGCACCATTTACGCGGAAACGAACCTTCCGCGTCACATTTTGCTGGAATGTTTCATGATAACAAATTGATCGGGGTAATTACTGCAAAGCAATCCGGAGATTGTTCCGAAATAACTAGGATATGTTTTACTGAAAATATTTCAGGTGGATCGGCCGCGCTGATACAATTCGTACAATCCGAATTAGTCACAAAATCAATTATAATATCCGTGGATCGTAATTGGATGAATATTGTGAATTGTACAGTTCATGGATTCACTCAATCTAAAATTACCGATCCGGATTATTTGTATGTGAATTCGCATTCAGCTAAGAGATTTGCATATGAGAATCTAGAAAATTCACTTGAAACTATCAAGATTGATTCCACATTATCTGAATGGGAAAACATGAAATCGAATGGTTTCGATAGAATTTGGGATTGTGGCCAAACAATTTTCGCCAAACAAACATAACAACTACATATTTATAATCATGCCAGCAAAA